TGCCCAGATAGGATCATCCGGCAACGATGCCAAGATAGGATCATCCGGCAACTATGCCCAGATAGGATCATCCGGCGACGGTGCCAAGATAGGATCATCCGGCTACGGTGCCAAGATAGGATCATCCGGCTACGATGCCCAGATAGGATCATCCGGCAACTATGCCCAGATAGGATCATCCGGCAACTATGCCCAGATAGGATCATCCGGCAACTATGCCCAGATAGACAGCACAGGCGAAGGCTGTGTCATCATGTGCGCAGGTATTAACTCTGTAGCAAAAGCCTCAAAAGGATCATGGATAACATTATCCGAATGGTCTTATTCTGATAAAAAGCAAAGATATATCCCCGTTTGCGTAAAAACGGAATTTGTTGATGGGGAGAAGATAAAGGCGGATACATATTACAAATTAGCTGGAGGGGTATTTAAAGAAATACAATAGTCCCAAGGCATTGCTTATCGGAGGATCGCATGAGAGACATCTACATCAAAGACCCCGACGGCGAACCGGAGTACGACGGGGAGGAGGACAACGAGGAATATGAGGAGAGCATGGAGGAGCTTAGGTTCCTATGTGATTCATATAATTGGTAACATCCCGCCCTTACGAGGTGCAACCCCGACCCAGACCGGCAACCGATATCCTAGACAAGTGGTAGGCCATGACGATATCATTGGCCCGGTGGAAAGGGACACGGTAGTGAGGGCAGGGCGGCCGATGGTCTTAGTCCGGGTTCGACTCCCGGAGGCTGACGAATTAAATACACGATAACATGGACAAATCAGAAGAGATTGACAAATTAGCGATAGCGTTGGCCAAGTTCCAAGGATCGCTAGAGCAACCAAGCCTCAATTCCGAGGTCAAGGTAAGGACTAAAACGGGAGGAGAATACAAGTTTAAGTACGCGGACCTATCCGAATGCAAAAGGGCGGCGAAACAGCCATTAGCCGACAATGAACTTTCAGTATGTCAGCTAATAGAGGATGATTACTCTATCCGGACCATACTGCTTCATTCCTCCGGTCAATGGATATCGTCCAAGGTAAGGATGCCATCCAATACGGCGGACGCTCAATCCATAGGATCGGCCATCACGTACGCCAAGAGATACGCCTTTTGCGCCATCCTAGGCATCGTGGCTGACGATGACGAGGACGCTAACATAGCGAGCGGTAATACCGCCCAAAAGGAGCAGCCTAAAGAGCAGCCTAAAAAGGCTAACTCCAACGAGAAGAAAGAGCTTACGAGAGATCATATAAATAATGAGAGTGCCATGGAATCCATATCTAAGTGGATATACAAGAACGAGAAGAAGGCCAAGGAATCCAACCAGTCTTTCTCCGTGGAGAGCCTTATAAACAAGTCCTACATCGTCGGAAAGGTGGAAATGGAATCCATTATCGAGATATACAACAACTATAAAATAAACAATAACCTATCATGAGCAAAGAACTAGAGCTAAGCGGCAAGACTCCGCTAACGAAAAGCGAGATCGAGGATTTATCAGTAGAACTTTTGAACCCGGTATTGGAAGGAGAGGTAGATCCCGTATCACACGTCGTCAAGTTAAAGGCGATGCAAGAGACCATCAAGAGGACGCTGGACGATGACCGGATGAAGGACGCCGTCCTTTCCGAGATCGAGAAATACGGTAAGGAGCGCTCTTGGAACGGGGCCACGGTCAAGATAAAGGAGACAGGCGTATCCTACGACCACTCCAATTGCAATGACCCGGTCTACGCTAGGCTGATCGAGGAAAGGATGCTTCTCGATGCCAAGATAAAAGAACGGGAGGCGTTCCTGAAGACGGTGCCGGATAATACCACGGTCATTGATGACGAGACCGGGGAGATATACACGATCCATCCGGCGATAAGGATGGCTAAGATGTCATATTCTATAACATTCAACAAAAAATAATCCACGCATGCCGTGGCTACGGGACGGTGGTTATCCCTGCCGTAGCGAATAACCGACCGCCCCGCTTATAAATCTAAAATTTAAAATCATAAACATTATGGCAAATTTATACGGCTCAATCTGCTTGAGCGACATACCGAAGGAGTTGATGAAAAAAGTAATGACGGCCAAGGGAGAGAAGATCTTCCTCAATATCTCGATCGGGGAGAAAAAAGAGCCTGTCACGTTCGACAACCGCACCTATACGCATTATGTGTCTTGCGCCCCAAGGAAAGAGGAACGAAAGGAAGGCGTTTATTATGGCATAGGTGACTTGATGGAATCCACGTTCAAGAGCAACATCCCCTCACCGGAGGATATCAACAACGCCCCATCGGTTGGAGAAGACGATGGATTGCCGTTCTGACCATGGAACTATACTTGCTCAACACCGCCAGCGGATTGAGGCCATGCTATGATTCCGACTATGACGAGAAGAAAAAACTCAAGCTAGGTAAGATATACAAGGCCAAGATAACGCTGGCACGGAACTACGACTTCCTAAAGAAGTATTTCGCCTTGATAAATTGCGCATGGTCTTACCAGAACGAGAAGACCACGGCGCATTTCAAGGAGAGCGTGGAGTGCTTCCGGAAGACTGTAGAGATCGCCGCCGGGCATTGCGATACGGCCTACAGCATATCCCGAAAGGAATGGATAGAGATCCCGAAGTCGATAGCCTTCGACAAGATGGACGAGGCCGAGTTCATGGATCTCTACGAACGTGTCAAGGACGTGCTTTTCTCGGTATTCCTACGGGACATATCCGAATACGATTTTATGAGAAACCTCTCAAATTTCTAATCATGAGAAAAAGTGACAGGCCTCCAAATTACTTAATAGAAAAGATCGTTAGGCATGCGAACATTATTATTACCGCTCCTTATGGCAGCGTCAAATACATGGATGCGGCCAGACTCCTTAAAAAGGAGGTCAAGAAGCTGGAAACCTATAAGAGATACGATAATGAGAGATCTTAAATACTGCCTCAATGAGGATTGCTGTAAAAGACATTGCCTTTGCCATCAACGGCAAAAGCATTGGAAAGACCCGTCTAAAAAAGATGGGGAAACTACAAGGGCTTCGGCCCTATTTGACGGAAACACCCCTTGCGAGGGGTATGTCCCACAGTTTGAAAGAAAGAAATACAACATAAACTATTAGCGACATGCACAACTATTTTGAATGTAAGGTCTCCTACGAGAAGATGTTGGAGAACGGTATGCAAAAGAAAGTAACGGAACCTTATTTAGTAGATGCCCTGTCTTTTACGGAAGCGGAAGCTCGCATCATCGAGGAGATCCGCCCCTTCATCACGGGTGAATTCACGGTAACAGACATCAAACGAGCTCGTTTATCCGAGTTGTTCTTCAACGAAAACGGTGACCGGTTCTATAAGATCAAGGTTTATTTCATCACGCTGGACGAGAAGAGCGGGTCTGAGAAGAAAACAGCCGCTACCATGTTAGCCCAAGCCTCTAATCTAAAAGAGGCCATCGCCGTATTGGAAGACGGCATGAAGGGTACATTGGCGGATTATACCATCGCCTCGGTAACGGAGACAATGATCATGGACGTGTTCCCGTTCAACGCGGATGTCAACAAGAGAGTCGTTGACATAGACAAAGAAGAGATAGAGAGATCATTGTCCGACTCCGGCAAGTCCATCGAGGACAAGATGATAGAATGTAAGGAGATCATAACCCGTGATCCCAAAGAAGGGGACGGGGATCTTATAACAAGGACGCAATCCTTCATCAGGCAAAAGGCCGGGCATGACAAGGGCAAGTTCAAGGAGGCGGCGATAGAGATAGCCTTGCTACAAAAATTGCCAGCTTCCCAAGTATGGTTCATGGGATGCGGGCAACTCTTAATTGAAGAGCTAGAAGTTTAATAAATAAAAAGATCATGAAGAAATTTATCAACAAACACTGGATATTGATATTGGCCATAGCCTTTATTCCGGCAGGGAACAGAGTTTTTAACCATGTTGACGCATGGCTAGGAATAGTCATTATGTTAACTAGTTCATTATTTATAATTTACAAACTATTTAATTTTATCAAGAATGAAAAGGACAAGTTTTAAGTTTTTTACTATAGCGATAATCGCTATGGTATTTTTATCCTCTTGTGAACGTGTAGCACCTAATTACGCTGGGGTATTGATGGAAAATTATGGGAAACAAGGCAAGGAGGATTTCAAGGTCGTATCGGGTAAGGTATCCACTTGGGAATGGGGGACGGAATTATTCCAAGTCCCATTATTTGATCAAAGAGGTGAGTTTGCGAGCCCTGTTACGTTAAAAGCCGCAGATAATACGGAATTTAACGCACGCCCCACTTACTCATACAAGGTTATCAAGAACAGGGCCATAGACGTTGTTTTCGACAACAAACACATAGACAAGGCCGATACGGAATCAGGCAAAGACGGTTTCATGCAATCATTGGAGGATAATATACTTGAGCCTCGCATCTATGACTTGATCAAGGAAGAGAGTCGTAAACATAAGACAGACAGCTTAATGGCGGATGGAGGATCGCTTCTTTTTGAGAAACGACTTGAGCAGATAGTAGATAAGGAATTCGAGAAAAGAGGCCTTCAATTACTCACATTCTCCGCCCAGCTTGAGTTTTCCAAGGCGGTACGTGAAAAAATAGACAGCAGGAATGAGGTTAACACCAATATATCGGTTTTAGACCAGCAGATAGCGGAGCAACGGAAACGTAACGAGTTGGAGCAATTGAAAACGGAACAAGCGTTAATCACCTCGAGAGGATTGACTAAAGAAATTCTTTATAAGCAGTTTATCGACAAATGGGATGGTCGTACCCCCATTTATGGAGCGATACCCGATTTAATAAAGATTCAGAACTAAGGATATTAATATTAGAGTGTGTTTTTCATGGTATTAGATTTGGGTTAGAATGATTATCCCCGCCGTCCGTGAGGATATGCGGGGCAAACACGGTGGTATGGCGGAATTGGTAGACGCTAAAGTTAATTCCTTATAGAGTGGTTGAATGAAGGTTATCGTAAAATAAACTGAACTAGCCAAAGGAAGTATAACGGGTAAGGCCGAATGTCACCGCAACGTGCCAATAACAAAACTATCAGGTGAGAGTCCTGAGAAAACTCCACTCATGCGGGTTCGAGTCCCGCTACCATCACGAATAACAAATATCTAATATGGAAACAATACAAGATTTAGATCACTTGACAATGGCCATATACCTTATCACTGCGATACTAGGACTGATCGCATTGATATTGGCCGTATTCTTACTAATAAACGATAAAGAAAGGAGGAATCCGTGGGAAAGAAAAAACATGATTTAGTGATAGCCGTTGACCCGGACATAGATAAATCCGGCGTATGCGTACTGTCTCCTTCGACGAGACAGTTAATTCTAAAGAGCCTCCCCTTCCCTGTGTTGGTCGATTTCATAAAGGAGGAAAGAGAGAGATACAAGGGGATAGACATAGTGGTCATTGTCGAGGCCGGATGGCTTAACGAAAAAAGCAACTTCCATAAGGCTAGGGGTAAATCCGGCGAGAGGATAGCCAAGTATGTAGGTCGTAACCAGCAAACCGGGATATTGCTTCTCCAGATGTGCGAGCACATAGGGATTCCCTGCGAGGAGGTAAAGCCTTTGACCAAGCATTGGAAAGGGGACGAGGGCAAGATAACCCATGAGGAACTCTCCTACATAGTCGGTCCCTTGCCTAAGAGAACGAACCAAGACCAACGTGACGCTACGATTCTGGCTTGGTGGTACGCCGATCTACCAATAAAAATAAAGACTTGGTGATATGGCGAAGAAGAGAGACGAGCAAGAAAAGGTAAAATGTGGCGATTGCGTGCACGGTAAGCCTCACAAGGGGCTGGCCGTATGGTGCGAGATATTGAACACTGGAAGGGTAGCGAACTCCCTACGGTATTGTGACAACTATAAACGATAAGCGTAAATAAGAAAGATAAATATTAGTTTTTTGTTTGGCATTTTGAATTTGAGTTGTATCTTTGCGGTGTTCACGCCAAGAACATGACATATTAGCATGAGTAAATGGGTATATTTTTATGCTCATTTGAAAGCGTATATCACAAAGATATAAGGCTGTCACTCCCTTTGGATACCCACTGCTCACGCTGTGTGTACTGTTCTTGGCGGAACGGGAGGCGACAGCCTTTTTTTATTATTTACTCAAATACTTGTCCTGAAATGCCAAGAACAGAAAGTATCGGAGTTAAGTCGAATAACAGTAAACTTATCTCATGGGCTACAGTAGCCCGTATCTACAACGCATTACCCTGCGAGGTATGCAAGTGTAAAACCATAGAAGACGCTAAAGCATATTCCAAGGCGTTGCTCTATTTACTATCCGCTTTATTTATCGCAGGATTGGAGAAAGGAGGTGCGTTATGAACACTCCTACCGCACGTCAACAAACTATCCGCATCAACCGCCTATCCAAGGAGAACGACCAGCTTTCCAAGGAACTGGAGCACGTGAAAGAACAGCTCAGATGGTCACGCATCACGTCTTCGCAAGAGACGGAGCTAAAGAACTCATGCTTCTTCTTCATCGCCGCCAAGGGGCTATTCACCGAATGGCACGAGTGGCACGACAAGAGGATAACAGAGAGGTTGATGGACGAGATCAAGAGGACTATCAAATAGCCCTACCCTACTCACGTATTAAGATTTTAAAAGCCCCGGTCTAGGCCGGGGAGTATATTGTATTGTCTAAAAAATAAAACTACATAAAAATGACACACCTAAAAAGAAATAAGCATGGCACGGATAAGGACAATTAAGCCTAAATTCTGGGACGATTCCAAAATAGGTAAGATCAGCAGAGACTCCAGACTCCTATACATAGGATTATGGACTTTCTCCGATGATGTCGGCGTTGTGATCGGTGACACGATATGGTTAAAGTCTAAGATATTCCCGTATGACCAAATTCAGGTTCAACAGTTTGAGAAATGGTTATCAGAGCTTGCGACAAATGGATTTATATGTCAGTTCTCTTATAATAATGAGAATTTCATATATCTGCCTAAATTCGCTCGGCATCAAGTGATAAACCGACCGAATGTTGACGATTTGAACATACCTAAAAACAAGTTAGACAATATCTTATCTAAATTCACTGAACAATCACTGATTAATCACGGAACGTTCACTGAACAATCAGTGCCTATAAAGGAAGAGGAAAAGGAAGAGGAAAATATAACAGAAGATTCTAACGAATCTCCTGTATGTGCGACTTCACAGCCGCACGATGGACGGATTGATTACGCGGAACTTGTCAAATTTTTCAATGAAAAAACGCAAGGAGCGTTCGGAAATATACGGATGCCTCTGTCAGACAAGCGAAAAGGGATGATAAACGCACGTATCAAGACATACGGGAAAGAAACCTTCGCGAGGATGATACAAATGGCTTTAAACAGCGATTTTCTCAAAGGTCAGAATAAAAATGGCTGGCGAGCTTCTTTTGACTGGCTTATCAAGCCAACTAATTTCGAGAAAGTAATATCAGGTAATTATGACAACAAAAATAGGGCAAATACTCAACAATGCAACCGTGATCCAAACGAGTTCCTTCGAAATATCGCAGAGGGAATCGCCCGAGCCGATTTCGAGGAATCCAAACGGTGAGTGCAGCGTAAGTCTCTATACCGGGGATTTAGCTGAGCCACGAGAAATAGCCGTATCTATCAGCAGATTGATGACCGCATTCCCGAAAATGGGAGATCCGTTCTTCAATTTGTTAGCGGAAAGGGTAAGGGCGAATAAGTTCACCACAAAACGGCTTAATGACGCTATCAACCATCTTATTGACAATTTCAACTACAAGGAGCTTAACATAGCGGATATCATCAAGTTTGACAAGAGAGCCAAGCTATACTCTTACAACGACGTATGCAAGATGGTGTCCAAGGGAGAGGCAACGTTCTCGGACTTTGCCGTTAAAGAGATCAATGGGACACATTACAGGGTAAAAAAAACTGATATAGAGTAACATGGAAATAACAGAGAGATTGAGAAACACCCCTACCGGCTTTGTTATCCAAGTCGGGACAAACAGGGTGCAAGTCAAGCGCTTCGAGGCAATATACCAAGGGAAAGCGGTCGTATGCAGGGGATGCCTGTTCCGGGGCGATGGAGCTAGGGATTGCGAGTACAGCAAGGCTTGCATGGCTCATCTGAGGCCGGATCACGAAAGCGTGGTGTTCGCTAAAACAAATAAAGTTTAATCATTCATCATAGTTGAAAGCTGCATTCATCTATGATGAGAGCAATAAAAAAATAATTACATCAATGGAAAAAGAAACTATAAAGAACAAAGTATTTGAGATCATAAAGAGTAAACTTTTTCACAAAGATACGCCACTTACGATGGAATCCAAGCTGGAGGATGATCTATGGATGGACAGTCTTGACGAGATAGAATTATTAATGGAATTAGAGAAAGAGTTTGGCATATCGATCCCTGATGATGATCCCGGACGATGCCTTACCGTAAAGGACGTTGTTGATTATATGATCCGGAGGATGGAAGAATGAGACAATACAACGATTGGGAAGAGATCGACAAGGACACGAACGGCCTTGTCACCTCGCTAACCTACATGATACTTTTCGTGAACGACCAAGTGTATAACTACACGGTATCGCTCATGGAGGCCATGAGGAATAGCGAGCACTACAGGCATAACGCCAAACGGACGGCCAACGCTATCGAGAGGGGGATAAACGCTTATAACACCAACATCTTCCGGATAGCCAAGGCCAACAAGGAGGCGTTCGCCGAGATAACGCAAAGCATGGAGGAGGACGTGCAACCTCATATAGACCGGTATTACTACACGATCAGCCAGATATTGCTGGATCACGGGGTATCGGGCTCATCTAACCGGATCGCATCCCTGTCATCCACGATAAACATGCTGGCGCAGATGTCTAGGATCACGATAAGCGATTTCGGCGACAGGATGCGGAAAATCGTCCCGTTGGCCTACAATCCCCTATCCTATCTGGCACTGGACAAGGTAGAGTACCTGAGCGACCGGTTATCAAGTGAGGTCACAGGAAAGGACGTGAGAATAAACTTAAATGAGCAGCCCGGGATCGTGAAGGCGTTCACGGCGATAACGAACGCAATACTTGATCCGAGGGTGTTCAACAAGGCTTTCGAGAAAGCAGGGTGATTTTTTTCAATGATTTTATTTGGCGTTTTGGAAAGAAGTGGTACATTTGCAGCGACTATCATACTCAAGAGGCAGACGGAAGCCTGCCATATATAGCGGGCATTTTTTATGCTTGTAAGATCGCTGTATCTAAGATATACGGCTTGTACCCCCGTGGTGAACTGTAATGGAACACCAGCCTCTTGAGGTGATAGTCAACGGGAAAGGCAAGCCGTTTTTCTTTGCCTATAATGCCAAAAAAATGACTATCGATATGGCAGAAATTACAACAAACGTAGGGGCGTTAATCCCCATCACAGAAAGCAACGGAAAAAGAGCCGTTAGCGCAAGAGCTTTGTACGACTTTTTAGGTTGTACGGAAAGATTCCAGTCTTGGTTTGACCGACAACTACAGTACGGTTTCGACGAAAACAAGGACTATGTAGGGTGTAAAGTATTTAACACCCTTGCGAATCAAGAACTTCAAGATTACGCAATGACATTAAACATGGCGAAAGAAGTATCAATGATCCAAAGAAGCGAGAAAGGTAAGCAAGCCCGCCGTTACTTTATCGCTTGTGAGGAAAAACTGGAAGAAAGCAAATCAATTAACCAATCCAGACCAGTGTCCGTCACCCCGACAAAAGTCCGGGCCGGAATAGAATGGGTGAAGGGCGTAAGCGAGATGCTGAACCTCAATGACGTTTCCAAGCTGTCTTTGCTTGAGAAAGTAGCCACCCCTCTTGGATTGCCCTTGCCTGACTACGTCCCGTCGAAGGGCGTGATGAAATCGGCCACTGACTTACTCAGCGATAAAGGTTACAAGGTGTCAAGGAATCAATTCTACAAAAGGGCTATCGAGCTAGGATATATCGAACGTATATCCCGTAAATCCTCTAAAGGGAATACCAAATATTTCAACTCCATATCCAAGAAAGGACTCGAATACGGAGAGAATCAAATAAACAAGAACAACCCGAAGGAAACGCAACCGGAGTGGTATGTGGACAAATTCGATTCTCTTATGTCCGTGTTAGGATTTTCTAAGATGGAGGAGTTGAACTATGCTAGCTAAACAATACGACTTTACCTCGTTCAACGAGTTCATGAACAAGATCACCACGCCCTCCGAGGTGTGCGACCAACTGATGGACTTGGTATTCAACTACTTATGGTGCATCAACGAGGAAACGGTGGATCGCTTCAAGGACGATATCGCCACGATCTATATGTTGCTTGGGGAGTTCAAGAAACTTGCCGAGCAGAACTAGTAATCTATCCGGGGCGTTCCTTTCATGGGATGCCCCTTTAAATCAACAAGATAAAAATTAGCATGAGAAATAAAGAACTAATAGCTCTATTACAAGAGCAAGACCCGGAAGCGGAGGTAATGATCAGAACGTCCGATGGAGAGTATGAGTACGATCCGGTGGATGTAACATGGGACGAGCAAATTGAATGCGTAATTATTCAGGAGGGGTAAATATGAAAAATGAAACAAAAATCCTCAATTTATTTGTCGGTAACGACAAGTATAGACCAGCATTAAAACAAGCGTTCAAGCAAGGGGACATGGTATGTGCCACTGACGCTATCACGCTTATAACAATACCTATATCCTTGATAGGTCTTAGGTATCCGTATCAAGACAAGCCAGATGTATCATCTGTGTTGAATATAAGGAAAGAATGCCATGAGATCATAGAATTGTCTTGGTTGAAGGAATTGTACGATGACGTTCCGATGATAAATGAAACGTATAAGTGCGAGGCTTGCGCAGGTACCGGGATGGTTGATTATGAGTTTTGTTTTGATGATATAATCTATACGGAAGAGGAGGAATGCCCCGTATGTCGTGGAAAAGGTCATTTAGGCGAGACCGAGGAAATGATAAAAGATCCCCAATATGACATTGACATACACGGGAATCCTTTTAAATCCGGGCGTGTGCTTAAAATGATAAATCTCATGAAGCTTCTTGATACCACCTCTTGTGTTCTTGTTTCGAACCCTTCATCTGAACCTAACCTGTTTAGGTTCGAGAATGGCATTAATGTAATATTAATGCCTAGTTTTAGATGATATGAATAAGGTGACAGTTAAAATAAAACATCCATGTCCCGAGTTTCCCTTTTTCGGTGCATCTTATCCAGACGCACGTTGTATCAATGGATATTTATGGGATTTGGATAAATGTAACGAAAACGGAGAACTATATGGAGAGGGTGATATCCCTTGTCCGTTCTGCAAGACCGAGGAATTTATTGAGCATGATCCTTTTTCCAAGGAAGATGAGTTCTATGAAGGTATTGAGGATGAAGAAAAAGCCAAGGGGAAAGCTCGTGAATGGTACTTATCTTACATTGATAAATTGAGGGAAAGATATGGATAATAAGGAATATTTAACAACGAATTATAACATGAATCAAATTTGCACAACTAAAAAACAATCATCCCGGCTATTAGAGGCCGGGGTGAACCCGAAGACGGCGGACATGTATCTTGACGAGTTCGAATGTCCGGTCGCATTTGAATATAGAAGGATTGAAGGGCACGTGGGTCAAGATATGGCATTCCCGGCTTGGTCTCTATCGGCTTTAATAGACATGATGCCAAAATCGTACCAAGACGATATAGACGGAATGATTTATTACCTATCCGGAAATTTCGTTGAACTCATGTACGCATCGGACAAGATCGAGGATGAGGAAGGCGACAAGACTTATACTTGCGCAAACTCCTTCAACAAGGAGAACTTGATGGACAATGTGATTGACGCTATAGAGTGGCTCATCAAGAGAGGTCACTTGAATAAGAAATTCCTAACAGATAAATAAATATGAGCAAAGAATATAGAGTCGTAAGATACTTCGATGGTTATCCCGAATACACCATGTGTAAATGTGATACAATCGAAGAAGCGAGAGTTAAGCGCAAAGAGCATAACGATAAAGAGAACAAGCCTTATATCAGTTATCATATATTGGTAGATGGCGATGAGAAATTTAGTGGTAAATCCTATAGAACTGAATGATTATGAATGAACAGGTATTATCAGTAGAACAAATGCAACACCTTATTAAATTAGGTATTGACGTGAGCAGTGCAAGCATGAAGTTTATAAGCACCCATCCAAGTTGTGATTATAGCGAAGATGATGAAATCGAGTTTATACCAGTCTGTGTTAATTTTTATGCTAAACAGTATAATGAGAGTGGCAAGACATTTACCTTGCAAGATATGTTGGCTCTCATGCCAAAACAGATAGATGACTATACATTGAATTGGTACATATCAGAAATGATTTTCAGATATGATAAAATTGATTTATTTGGTAAGTTTGAGGTGTTAGAGGATTTATCGTTCTATTTCAACGAGAATGTAACAATCTTAAATGTAGCCTATGGTATGCTCTGTAAGCTTGCGGAATGTGGATATTTAAACAATAAGCATTAACAATGGAAAGAGATATTGATAAGAGACAGACGGTAGAAGAAGCGGCTCATTTCTTCGCTGAAAGCAGGAGTAGCGGTAGTGCATTCCCTGCATATTACCACGGCTTTATAGCAGGTGCCGAATGGCAGGCAAAGCAATCACCGTGGGTAAGTGCAAAAGATAAGTTACCTGATGACGAAGATCTGGTAATAACTGGCTGCTGGTGTACTAATTATTTTAAATACTTACAACAGGGTTGGTATTGCAGAGAATGTAATGAATGGTATGATACTAATGGTGATAAAATTTGTGTTACCCATTGGATGCCTATACCCGATCTAGAGGAATAGTATTAACCGAGCCTTCCCGGGAAGGCTCATAATTAAAAAAATAACGAGTATGAACGGAGAACAGATAATTCCCCCAATCACAGACCCGCTAGGGGCACATTGGAAACAGCCGCACAGACGGTTTATCGAATTAGACGATACTCATGCTCTTATGAGCGAACAGACATTTAAAGGTCTGAAAGAATATTCGACCACAATACCAACAGGAAGATATGAAGGTAAGATGTGGAAAGGATTTAGAAACGGCACATGGTATCTTGTTTGGTTTACTTCGAATGAAGACCCTAATTGTCTTAGCATAGAGAAACGAAAAATATTAATAGTGTAAATCTAAAGAATAATGAATTTATGGTATTATCACCAGAAACAGTCAACGCCTACAAGGGACTAGTGACGAACCTTTTTAATTTACAACTAAGAAGAATATGAATAAAACAGATCGAATAGAACGTATTAGGAGCGATATTGACCAGCAAATTAGTTGTTGCTATCATCGAATTGACATCCTCAATAAGAGGAGAAATAAACTCATAGGAATAAGCAAGAACATCTTTGACCCTCATGCCCTCATACCAAATTGGTATGATGACATTGAAGAGTGGATAAAAGGACATCCATTCCCCAAAACATGTATTGATATGGTGTATCCAAACAAAGAAATTGCTTTCAATGACTCTTTAGCATGTAATACATATCAGATAGATTATCACATTGTAAGATGCAAACCTCGTGAATATTATATAGATAAGTATTTAAAATAAACAATTAGAAATCATGAGTAAAAGTAATCATCAAATCGAATAAGCAAATTATAATTTATGAAACTAGGCAAGCAAACGATAGTGTTCTTGGCCGTAAACAAGAATGGTGACGAGGTTATTCTTGATAACTTCCCAGTGCGGCAAGGAGAGGTATGGACGGACGAGAGATCGGCGCATGACGAGGAATATTTTTCCGTCGAGGATCACAACTCGGCGATCGTACTTCCAAAAGGCAGTATTTATAAATTAACAAATAAATACTTAACGTGGGAAGACGATCCCATATCTCTTAAATCCGTCATTGAGATAGACTCATTATAACAGGCACATCAAGTGTCTAATCCGAGACATCACCTCATAGAAGTTGACAGGCTCGAAATCCAAGGAATCCGTGAGGCGGTCTATCTCCCGTCTTACGGATTCCTTTTTCTTTTTATCTTCTTTTTTCTTTCCCATAACTCATCGTTTATATTGTTCCTGTGACGATGGCAATCGCAGATGAACATCCTTATCTCATCGGACATCAAGGCTCCTATATCGCCAGCCAAGTAAGCGATAGGCTCCCCTCCTATCTCCATATCCAAGGCCAAGGACATATGATCCGTCAAATGGCGGCACTCATGGAACAGGGAATTGGCGAACTCCCTATAGGACGAGGTCCGGCCTATCACCATGACGGATTCCCTCCGCCGGTAGCTGGAATAAGTAAGTCCCACGTCCAGATTGCACGACCCCATATTGCCATAAGCCTCCCGTATCTTGCTTTCCGGGCAACCGACCCTCCTCAATAGGGCTATGATATCGGATGTCCTCGAGCAGGTGACGTTATACAGTACGTGGATCACCCAATCGTATCTCTTGATATGGTAATCCCGTCGTATCATCTCCTTACCGTCTTGAACTCCCGCTCTATCCTCCTCCTTTGTTGCCGGGTGAGATTGGTTGCCTTGAGATTGCCCACCACCTCGGATACCTTGTCAAAATCCTTCTCCGGCATACTCGCCAGCACGTCCTTGGGGGACTCTCCCTTCAAGATCCTCAGTATGTAGCCCCAGCCTCCCATCACATCATCTCCTCCCAGATTATAGGCGTGCCGGACCCGATGCAATCAGCGTAGAACCGGGTGAACACTATCCCGTCGTAAGCGTCCGGATCGTCGCAGACGTTCTTGACATAAAGAGCGGCGTACTGCTCGTTAGGCACGGAGGAGCCAAGGTAATCGGCCTTGCACATGTTGGCGGCGTAAACATAGTCGTATCCACCCTTTTTCTTCACGTCAACGCTATACTTCTTCAGCATCTCATCCACCTGCTCCTTGGTGAAAGGGGTTATCTTGACCTTCTTCCCGTTTCCGTCCTCCTTCTCCATCATGGATACGGCCCAATCGCACATAGCCTTGGAGAAATGCCAGCCATACGCCTTCAGGTAGGATCGCATCCCGGAAGGGAAATCATCATACATATCTAGTCTCATATTCCTCTGTTTTTTAGGAGGGGGAAACCGGTCCCCCCTCATGGTTATCTACGATATCGTCTCGAGTAGCGTCCGGTGCCCGGTACCCCACGGCGATTGCCATAGCCTCCCCCGGATGATCCACGACCGCCGCCACGGTTGCCGTAGCCGCCACGCTCCCACATCTCACGGAACTCGTCGTCGTCCTCGAACTCATCGTCATCGTCTTCCTCCATGCGGTTGCCATAGCCTTCCATGGCCTTCCGCTTCCCTTCCTTACAGCCAAGCTTATAGGCCTCCTTAGCCAGTTCCAACATATCCTCGTCTTCCATGGCGTCGAATTCCTCGATCAGCTCTCTCAGTTTTCTGCTATATGTTCCCATATCACTCTGTTTTTTTATTCTTGTTATTATTACCGTTCACGGAACCGACAAGTTGCTCCATCATGGCAACCAACCTTGCGTTAGCCTCCTTCAGATCGGACATCTCGTTTCTCATGTTAGCGATCTCACTCTCCCTCTCCTTCTCCCGGGCAAACTCAGGGTTCAGTATTACCAGCATCTTCTCGCACCCCTCAATCACGGATTTATGGTAATCGATGCTGTCAAGTGCCTGTCGGCTTTGCTGCATCATGGCGTTGATCTCCGTATTCAGGGCACCTAGATCGCATGACACAACCAGTTTCTCCCCATTTGTAGTGGGGTAATCCGTAATGGTAACGTCGGACAAGACGTTGGAGAAGCTGACGTTGTCCTCACCTACCTTGGCCTTTATGTCCACCACGATTTTAGCTTGCGGACCATACATATTGAAATTTGGATTCTCCGGTCTCGGAGGGGACACGCTGACTATGCTTCCAACCTCACAAAACGGCGTATTCCCCTTATGAAGGATATATAAAGGATTTCCTTGTCTCTGATTCTTGAACATATTTCTTGGTTTTTATGAGAGCCGGATCGCTCCGGTCTCTCGTTGATACTCTCTCACACCACTCCCGTCATTATCTGGAGCGTATTATTGCCCGACTCATAGTAACACAAGTAGATTCCGGTGCCGGTTATATCGGATGCCGTGACATCTGCGCCGTTAATGGTCGTTAGCACCTGCGTGGAGCCGTTCGTGTCAAACACTACCGGCAACGTCCCGGTAGTACCAGCCGGGATAGGCTGGGCCAGACGGAACAAGATCAACCCGCTAAACGGGACTGACAGGAACGGGTGATTGCGGAAGGAGAAACGAACGTTGGTCGTCCCGACCGTAACGCCCGTGCTCTCCAAACGTGGGATACCGTTCTTGTTCGCCATTATGAAAGGACTAATGAATGCCATAACTCTTTATTTTTAGGTTATTAACTCATTATCCCCATCCGTTGCCGAAGTTTCCCCAGTTACCGAGACCTAGGCCTAATCCGTACTGGGCGGCCACGCAAGTGGGTATGCCTACCACGGGGGAGTAAGGAACCTTTGCCACCTCCGGCTGGTTACACTCGATCTTGGCCAATCTTGAGCTCAAATCACCCAAGGCGTTACCTAGCGGGGCGGTCTGCGCCTGTAGAGTAGCGGCGAAATAGGCGTTCTGGTTGCTTTGGGAGATCTGTCCTTTCAAGGCTAGGTTCTCCGCCGTCAAGCGATCCATCTTGTCTTGTTGATACAAGTTCTTGAAATCACGAACCTCGTTGATGATATCACGGGTGTTCTGCAGACCTGAGTCACGGAGAGTCAACGTGTTGTTGTTCATCGTATTCACCAGCGTGTTTGTCTGGTTGCAGCTAGCCAATTGGTTCTCGTAGCCCATCTTAGTGATGTTGTTGTTAACCGTGCAGCAGCACTCGGCGATCTGGCTCAATAATTGATTGTTACCACTTTGGACGGCGTTAATGATTTGTTGGGAACTCATGCCTACTTGGTTACCCACGCTCTGGATCTGTCCTTGGATCTGGCAGATAGCGTTTTGTAATTGTTGGGTTGAGCAATTCAAGGAAGATGACAATTGGCTGATAGCCGTTCCGTTTCCTTGGATAGCGTTCATCAACAATTCACGACCAGCGTCATTGTTCAATTGAGCCGGTAATCCGTTAGCCCCGTTGTTGCCGAAGCCGTTGCCACCCCAGCCTCCCCATACGAAGAACAGGAGGATGATCCAGATCCACCAGCAACCACCACCGCCCCAAGCGTCTTGATTGCCCTTATTGTTCATCAAAGCCGCTACCAAATTGGGGTCCAATGATTTTCCACCGCCACCCATCAAGCTCGGGAGAAAGGCCATGATGTCAAACTTACTTCCACCGGAATTACCTCCTTCGGGAGTACCGATAAAATAATTTCTATCCATTATCTTTAATTTTTGTCGTTAATCCGGCACCATTACCGGACACGACAAAAATCATGAGAAGGGCTTTGCTAAATAAATATCTCCTTGCTAGCTTGTTGCGAGGTTGTTGCTAGTTCTTTGCGGAAGGGGATGAGACAAAAAAAAGCGCCGCCAATTTGTGTTGACGACGCTTTTGCCTTTTAAGGGAGGCTTTATAATGATATGGAAAGGAGCTCTTCTCCTAATTTATGCAAGGCTTTTTCCAATTTTAAGCTTTGTTCGGGTCTAGGATTTCTCCCTCCAGAAGCATAATGCCATAGTTGTTTTTGATTTATCCCTGTAATACGTTCTAAACCAGCCTTTGAAAATATGCCAGAATAAAACTCCAACAATGACCGTACATCCATTTTAAACACCAACTCGTAATCACCTTGCAACTCTTCCGGAATATCACAGCCTAGCTCCTCACATTCCGAAACAAAGGTATCAATAGATTCTATCATACCCATTTTTATCTCATCAATAGTTTTACCGGTAGCTATTATACCGTCCAAACCATCAATATAAGCCGAGTAATTATTGTCGGCCCGTTCAATGATAACTCTTAGTGTGTGCATACATTTTTGTCTTTTTTTCTTCTTATGTTTTTCATGTATTAATTCAAAAGTTTTCTGGAGGCGGCATCAGCAGGACTATTTAAGTCCTGCCTCCCTTAAAACGGAATTCAACGTCCCTTCCTTTAGATCATCGTTGAGATTACCCGGAATTACTATGGGTCTTCTGGCTCCTTTCCTATAGTAAATCCTATGATCTCCACGCATCCGGACAAAACGCCATCCGTTTTCTTCAAGTAAGGATATAACATCCTTGACTCTCATTACCATTTGGCCTCCTTTCTTTTTTAATTATAAAAAAAGATAACAAACAACGAAGGTTTGATAGGGGCAAAGGTAACTATAATTCTACTATCTCCAAACAAAACGATAACTATTTTTCTACTATTTCGTATATACAACTATTTTAAGATCAAAAAAGTTCACGAATATAGAGGATTTTCTATAGCTAATTTTTCCTTCACGCTTTCTAATACTCCTCTCAGGAAATAACTCCTCCTTATCCTGTCCGGGTACAGGTTTCGCATCCGGTTGACGGCTTGCCTCGTCATTCCCGTCAGATCGGATATGATATTATCGCTCAACTTGCGATCGGCCAGTATGGTTATAGCCACTCCCCTAGCGTCAACGTTCCTCTCCTTGTTGTTGCTAAACATCATTACCGGATCGGTCCCGCACTCCTTGCAGACTGCCTCTATCACTTTTTTGTAAAAAATTTCCACCTTATTCATAAACTTTTTATTTCGTGGTTTGTTTTACTATCAAAGCCGGGCACAAAAAATGCACGGCAGAAAGACTTGTAAGAATCTTCCCGTCGTGCGTGGCATGAAAAAATAATCAAACTTCCGATCCGATTATTTAGGGAAGATTCTTTTTCTTTATCCTCCCTTTCCGGTTCGTTCTCACGAAGTCACCATCAAACTAATATTAAATTAATCATGAACAAAAAAACGTCAGCCCTTGTTATTCATATAACGCATTCATTCTATTATCAGAGGTTTCTCGGGCGTGAGCCATGGAAGCCTCACCAAATTCTATAAAACCCGCCTATCCCGACATAGGGTGACAAGCCATGCTTTCCGATCCCATAACCGGCTATCGCGCCGATTCCCCATCTACGGGGGGAGATCGTCTTGGTTATATACTCAGTCTTACGATAAACCTCGATGTAGTCAAGATTAGGCTTATAGCCGGATATAAATAACCGATAATCATCCGTCTTGTACTCCTTTTGAGTTATCGGCACCGGGACATATATAGGTTCCTTAATCGTATCACCGTCTAATGTAATGTAGACAGGAAAAGGCTCAGGTATTGTTCGTACCAGTGTCTCATAGACCGGGTACGGGATGCTGTCATGTATCGTGTCAACATAAGTAAACGTGTCGGTCTTATGTATTTGATTGCCATCCACATCCCCCCGGATATGGTAGCCAGCCGTGAAACTGGCTACCAAGCACACTAGTATTAATATAACCTGCCATGCTCTCATAACAGATTCCACCCCGCAATAACATCCGACATATCAGCCTCCCTACCATTCTCCACCTTGCTCATCGCTGCCACGATCCGGATCATCTGCTCACGATCGTTGATGTTGATAGGATCATCAGCCGGGATACCGGCGTAATCTGATGCAAACTGGATATACTTTTCGGTATGGTTCTCCTCCGGAGGCGCCCATCTTCCTATCATCTTGCGAATCGTGTCAAGCTTATAGTTGTTATAGTAGTTCGACAGGATCTTAAAGATCGCCCGATAGCCATAGGCCATAGTTTCGAACTGCTTAAACGACTTGTCCTTGCTCGGACGTATCTCACCTTGGAACAAGTCTCCGTTGATCCGGATGTTTCCCGGGTTGTTGTTCCGATACCCACGAGGTAAATTATTTTCCCCCATATTTTACTCTCCTTTCTTCTTTTTATTCATGGCATTGGATAAAGCGTTTGTCAAAGCGTCCTCCAAAACCTTTTGCGTTACAACCTTACCGATCATGTCGGCTGTCTTACTCGCCTGCCTCCTTTGTTTGGCGTCAGCCTTCTCCCAGATAGACCTAACCTCCGTTATCAAGATAAATACGGTCACTATCGAGGATACGACCGGGACATTGGTCAAGAAAGGCAGATGGATAAATTCCCAGAACCGGCACACGTAGCAAACCGAGTCTATACCGCACGCTATACATACGCTACCAGCGTAAAGTATGAACTTACTGACTGTCCTACGCATGCCGTACGAATTACGCTCCTCGCCCCTCAATTTAGCCTTGTAATAACCCGAGGCGAAATCCCAGCCCATCGCCACCATAACGATGAACATCTCAAACACGACTACAGTCAGTAGCTCCCTCATACTGCAAATCATCTTAAAAAACTCCATTCTTCCGATCCTTTTTTTATCAAATAAATATTACATCATCCCTTACCGATATCCCCGTATCCTCGATCACCAAATTACCTCCCGATACCGAGACATTCGCCGCAAGGGTAAACACCAATATATTTCCGTCAACGTAAGCCTTGCGACTAGGCTGACGTACCGTAAGCCGCTTTTTGACCGCTCCGTTTCCGGTCGCCACGGTCAATACTTCGTACCGCTCTGTCCCCGTATAATTCTCCGTGTCACTCGTGATGACGATCTCGCCATTATCTTGCCCTGTATAGGCAAGGTGGAGATTCCCTCCACCTACGCCCCATGGTATCACTTTCTCCATACCGGGCAGGGGTCAAGATACCGTCCATTGCGTATTGGAGGTAACAAGAACGGTAACAGCGCTTCCATCCGCAGGGATCGTTATATCTGTCTCGCTTAACGACAAGTTAGCGTCTCCGGCTGTTTGCTCAATCACGATCTGCTGCTGAACGGTGCTACCGTTGGATACCTTCAGGGTCCTGTCTATCTGCTCTATCGTGGTATTGGCCGGCAAGGTCAGATCCACAGACCATACCACCTCGCCTGTCGCTCCCGGATCTCCTTCGATCACCTCCGTATTATTAGTGGGTTTACCACCTGCGGTATACTGGGAGGAGATCGTCGCCTCCTTCGCTTCTCCCACCCACGCGAATGACAAGGCGGCAGAATTGGATTTCCCATTGACAGTGACTTTTCCTCCTGTCTTATCTGCCGCCATCGACGACCCGTTATCTATGGATATATACTCGGGTTCCGCCTCTTGCGTCACCTTATAAGTCTTGGGTTGCGCCACACCGGATCCGGTAACCGTTACGGTCCCAGATCTCGTCTTTCTCCCCTTATACACCGTCGCTGTATTCCTCAGCGTATCATTACCCGATCCAGACATCGGGCTTACTGTCAACCAACTAGGTTTTGCCATACTTCTAAAATTTTTTATTAATTATTTACTATTCGACGTCCCATAAAACGTTTGATATTATATTCACATCCGCTTCAAAACCATTACTCCTTTGTAGCCATATAGCCGTTGGGGTAACGATCAAATGCGCTTCCCTAGTCCATACCGTATCTCGTCCCAGATAGATTTTCTTTACGTCCGCTCCGTTAAACTTTATATCTATCGCCCCGCTCAGAATCATAGTATTACATATAAGATGTTTGGATTAGGGGTCTCGATCTTGTCATACTCCTCTTGCGTAATGGCCTCGATCCTATGGATTGAGTCGGACACGAGGGTGTTCTTGGGGTTATTCAATATATCAAAAGATGAGCTGACATCCACCGTGGACACTTTCAGATTCGAGCAAGACTGTTCGTCAGTCTTCCCGCATGATCTCGGTATGAGCTTGAACGCCTCGCAAGCGTCAACGGCCATCATGCCATCTTTCTTATAATTCTCGAATAACGTCAACGTGTAAACCCCGCAATGTACCTGATCCTTCCCGTGATAAGAGAATCTTATGACGTTACCGACAAGGAGGAAATCCTTTATCTCTATCCTCTCGAATGAGTTTGACAAGATCACCTTCAAATCCCGTCCCTCAAGTGGTTCGGGAACATTATCGTGCAATATCGTCCACTGGACGGATATGTCGTTGCCTATGCGGATAGTTTCCATATTATCCAAGGGTAAAAGGATTGATCGTTTTCACTAAGGAGCCATCTGCCGTGATAAAGCTGTAACTAATATTACCCTCAACCGTTACATTCGAAAAATTTCCAATCAAGGAGCATCCAATAATAACCCCGTTTATATTCACACTAGTAGATGTCATTGTTATAGTATTCTTATAAAAAGATGAGAGGTTATTTTTTATCACGTTGCAATACGTAGATATTATGTTCGAATTGACATCTCCCATATTGTTACACAATACACGAAGCCCTCCTGATATTACATTATTGTAAATCTGACCTCCAATCAAGGGCTTATCTATTGAGATAACAGAGTTCTTAAATATGGAGGGAACCTTGTTAAGGCTTTTTGTTATTGTTATCTTATTATTAAAAACACTGACTTTATCTAAGCCGAGCGAGGCATCCTTAACGGTGGAACCATCCTTGACCGAAAATGTATAAAAATCTAGCGTATCGCTTGATATGTTTGGATTGTCTTCTGATGTCATTGGTGTTAAAAGATTCTTGAAATCATAAAACACATCATTTCCAAACTCATCTATCATTCTATATATCGAACCCTTGCCTCCTTCTTTAGCCTCATGAAACAGACTGGTATCATTATTAATATCATACCATATCTGCCAAGCGGACAACCGACTGTTTTTGAAATAAATATCTCCATCATGTAACATGGCAGATGCCTTATCCGATATCCTATCTTCCGTGATAGCTTCGACCACAATATCGAATTGGTGACCGGCGGACTTCCAAGACTTAAATTCTGTCACATAATCCGTTATCCTATATTTATTTCCTTGGACAAGAGAACTACTACCAATTAATGATACTAATTCTGAATAAGTAACATTTATCATGGCTCCACCGGAACCAGCCAAATCATACTCTATTCCATTTACGTTTATTTTTTTTATTGTTCCCATATCTTTATTTTATTATCAAGACTTCATTTTCCGCTACAACTTGAGAATCGGAAATAAAAAGAATATCTTTTAGCACTTCCGTCTTTATATTGTTAGTAAACACTAATACGCTACCAGCGATGAAGGCCTTTACCCCTTCAATGCCAGATTGAAGCAATTCTAATAAGTCTCTTATCTGATTAGATTGCTCATCCATGATAGCCCTAAGTTCTTTGTTGTTATCATTTAATTTATCATTTAAATATAAAAAATTAGAATCGATAGAATTATTTATTTTATCTTCTATACTAGGAATACTGACCGTTCCATCCTCCAATATGGATAAAGCATTTTTTCGATTATTTGGACCATTTCCTATCCCATAAGAAAATAAAACTTTTTCCCCATTTAATATCGGCTCATTATAACGACCAAAAGAAACCCCATAACTTGACTCTATAAGCAAATGATCTCCATGGCAAAAAGAAGAAGAAGAGCCTTCGCTCATAACACAATCTTTTCCTCCTATATGCGAGAAAGAACATCCTCTATAAACCTTATTGTTATACCCCTCGATGTGAACACAGAAGTTTTGATCTATATATTTTCTTCCCGAAAACAGAACATTATTGTATCCTTCCACATGATTTGCCTTATGTACAATTGGTGCACTATGCGAATAATACAAATCACCACATATATTATTATATCCTTCTACATGGCTTGTGTTATCACAAATAAAATTGTTACATCCCTCGAGGTGGCTTCGGCTACCAATTGACATGTTTAGGGCAAACCTCTCTAGTAGAGATACAGCGTCAAAGCTTAACGAGTGCTCAATATTCTCAGAGTTATAGGTTCCATAATCTTCTATGAAAGTCCTTAAAGCCTCCCCTTCTGTATCAAAAATAGGCCGATCCTCTATACCTCCTACGGTATTTTCAATAAAATAAGGCTGGGTGCCTATTGATCCTCCTTCTACATGCGAACCATCCCCTAAACAATAAGAATATAATCCCTCTACATGCGATTGCGCTCCTAAGCACCATGTTCCCCTGCCCTCGGCGTGACCCTCGCTAGCGAACACATTCGTTTTGTAACCCTCCGCATGCGCCCTAGGACCGGTAGCGTTGGTATTCATACCCTCTGCGTGGGCGTAATTTCCTGCCGCCTTGTTATTCTCATAGTCATTGAATATCTCGGCGTTCTTGTAACCCGAGTAGTTTTGACCTACACCAAAGGCAAGGCTGTCCAATTCGATAAAATCCCCGTTTGCGCTTTTATCAACGGAGGATTTAAAAATATAATATCTATCGGCTATGATATTATCCGTAGGGACAAACACGTTCCCCGCCCCATTTCCGTCTTGGCCGGGCTTGCCTTGTGGGATACCTAAATCCAAAGCATAAATAGGTACACCTTCTGGGGTCTCCCCTCTCAAGACAAAGCCAGCCGTTGCCGAGCTATTAAAAGGAAGGGTGGAGACCGTACCGATAGAGACGACCGGAGGATCTCCCGGAGTTCCCTTCGGACCGGTTAGCAAGGATAATTCCACCAACACATTCCATCCGGGATTTCCAACATACCTCCATTGGATATCCGTAGACGAAGAGGCTAGTTCTATCTCCCTACCGTCAAGTCCCTTAAGTATAGCCATGGGGACTCTCACTAATTCCTCCTTAGCGGAAATACCGGGCAAAGATGACACGGAGGATATAGAGTCAATCTCCTTGAACTGACTTAAATCCTTGGACTCCTCCGCTAAGATCTTTTTACTCTCAGCGGCGATCGCACGTAAATCCTCGGGCGTTAGAGTAAAGCCGGAAGACAATGTAAGATCCCCTACAGCCATATTATCGTATGTTATTCTTGTTTAAGGAAAATATTTGCCGCATCGTCTATCACGGTTGACAATATAGCCTTGCAGTCTTCGTCCGAGACTCCATCTTCCAAGACTATCGATTTCCTGCCTTTGTCCACAATGTTTACATAACCGAACCTAAGCTCTCCTTTTTTGACCGAGGCCAATACCTCTGTTACCTTTTCGCCCGCATTCCGTGTTGTCTCATAGGAGATATCATAATCTCCTACCGTGTTTTTGTATTTGCTTCTCAATACAGATGATAATGTTGATAGTGCCATGTTAATTTCCCCTTTCTATAATGTTATAAATTTGCCCGTTACGCTCGTAGGCCAGAGATCCCACACGTACCCCGTCCTTGATAAAAGAGCCTGTTATCCGGTCTATCCGCTCATCGGTCTTGACCGAGGCGGAATACTGTATCTTGATACCGGCCACGTCTGAGTAGCCGTTTATTGTCCTTGTGTCGCTCGTTATCCCCATGGTCTTACACGTTTAAAAGGTCGAAGATCTGCCCGAAAGCGCCGGCGGTCAATGTCTTGTTGCAGCATTTCTTTATCAATAGGGATTCCTTGTCGCTGATGTCCATATCGCCATCGGCGGCGTTGATCCTTGTCATTAGCTTGTAGGACTCATATTTCTCGTCCTCGTTCATCTCATCGCCGGAAGAGTAAAGCCTAGCGCATACGATATCCTTGATGATCTGAACTTTTCCGAACTCGTCCTTCATGTCTTCCCCCTTAAAGGTCTTTAGGGGTTTGTTGAAATTTACTTTCATGATTTACTGTATTTTAGTTGTTAATAATTATTCTATATATAAAAGTCCCGTAGCGGAATCCCATTTGACATTATATCTAGTCCCTGATGTGGATTCAGTGTTTACTTGTGTTACCGAAGGCATAAGATCCATACGTAAAACGGTACGCCATATTCCTGGCGAGTCGTTTGAGAACTTCTTGGTCCCAAGCTGTATCTCTCTTATCCCATGCTCGCAATACAAAAAATTCATGAACCCGCTATCATTTCTGGTAGACTCACATTCTAATTTTACCATATTAGAATCGTCCGCATTAGTGACCGCTACTTTTATGGCGGTTCTCGGGACTTCGACCATAGTTCTTATCGCCAGTGATTTTTTGATGAACAAGGACGCTGTCCCCGCATCATTCGTTGTCCTATAATTATATCCTACGCTTAGTTTATACGTTGACTCATTGCTATCAGATATCCCGATCTCACATCTGCTTGAATCCATGTACATCTTATAACTCCCGTAATATTCATTACTCGTTGTTCCATAAAGCTGATTATTGTTAATCGTAAACCCTCCAATTGTACCCCTTACTGCGTCCAAACTGGTTGCGTATAGATTATCTACGTCGATCATGGATGTCTTGATATATCCATTAACTATAACAGTGGCAGAAGTTAAGGCCTTTATTATGCTAGCCTCCTTACTCCATGCAGGAAGATTGTTAATAGCTTCTTGCGCTGATCCGGCTGTAGTTACGGCTTTAGCGGCATTTGATATGGCCGTAGCTGCGTCTTGAATAGCCTTGGAAGCGTTTGAATATGCTGTACTGGCAGTCGATTCGGCAGACGAAGCCTTACTCCATGCGCTAGAAGCGTCAGACAAGGCTTCGTTAGCTTTCGATAGAGCCGAACTAGCATTACTGCTAGCGTTATTGATCGTATTTTTGACATCCGTATTGAACATATTGAATGTCACCGCCCCTACAAGATTGATCCTCTCCGCCTTGATCGTGGTGGTGGTTGCCGTCTGGTTGATATACGATATGATATTATCGCCGTTCTCCAAGCTCTTGGCGGCGAACAACGTATTTCCCTGCGTAGTGTTGATCCATCCCGCCGTGTCTATCTCATTCCTTATATTATCCACCCTCGTTGATATGGCCGATATTTGCCCAGCGGTAATATTCAATTGAGAATCATACTTGGTATACACCTTACCTGTTTCCTCATCCACATAATCCTTCGTTGCCGCCAGTTTGATAGACTCTTCTGTTTGCTCTATCCTTGTCTCCAACCTGATAATGGCATCCGCCAAGTTATCGATAAACAAGGAAACACCATAAATCAGTATTTCCCCATCGAAAGATATACGGAAATCGCCACGTTCGTCCCATTTCCCCGCTTTCGAAAGCTTACGATACGAGGATGATGGTTCCAAGGACATGGAGACATAAAGGCTTGATCCCTCGAAACCTGCGGTCAATATCCCCGCCTTAACAACCCGGTAATGTAATGAGAAGGAATAGTCATACTCGGTCGCCTCGGTCTCATGTGACGGTATGTTTATAACGTCATTCCGCTGGAGGATATACGAGTCACTGATACGTAAGACATTTCTGTTGCCGTCTTGATAAATATCTGAAACTCCCCTCTTCTCTGACAGGAAAGAATCATTGGCGTAAATAAACGATCCGTCATGTCCCCAAAAACTTATTGAGTTCTCTGTCACCCAATAGTCCGTATTTTGGGAGAATGAGCTATTTTTCAATATATTGCCCGGCTCTAATGATATATCGTTCCTGATGCCTTCGATTGAACTCTCGAATTTCCCGTTCATTATGGAAAATTCCTGCTCGACCGTATTACCTGTATCAAGGATGTAGGTCGAATTTTCAAAGTAAGCCCCGTTACCGTAAATCCCCCAAACACCGGTCAAATCTATACCGTTTTTGGTTCTTATCCCGGAAAGATTTCCGATACGTGCCTTGGTCGCGTTATCGGGGTCTGTCTTCATCCCATACACGACATCCATATATGGTGCGCCGATCTCGTCGATCGTAGTAATCTTGACAATACCCTTTCTGGTAGAATCAGCCACGCTATCTATACGGGTTAATACATCTCCTTGCGCAATGTCGGCTTTATCACCGGCAAAGTTGACAAACGTAATCCAGTCCAAGCGATCTTCACCGTCCGATAAATTACCGATGCCGACTTGATCAACCCGAAGCTCGTATTGCTTGATGATATTGTAATCATTCTCCCCTGTCGGCATTCCCCCAAAATGTTGGACCATCAATATATCCCCCGAACGGAACGGATTGTAGAGCACGCCGTTCCCCGTGTCCAAGTAAATCCTTCCGGTCGCATGGTCGTAATACTCCACCTTCATCATCCCTGAGAATGTCACGTTGTCGTTTTCGCCACGAAGCTGAGAGACGATGAACTCATAGACCCGGAGACTGCCTCTCACATTTATATCGTCTATCTCTAAACGGAATTTCTGTTCCTCTACACCAGCCGAGTTAACCCGTTTATATGGAGCAATATCCCAACCGAAGCCATTAGGGAAACCGGATATAAACGTATGGGAACCCACTCGTTTCTTGAATAAAACATTCCCACGGAACCATGACTCATCAAATATGGCACGACCGTCGGCCTTGATCTCCCAGCCCTTACCGTCCATGCCGTCGAGGAAGATGGAGGAGCCTATCTTCTTGTCGAATAAAATATCCTCATGGGCGATATCGGGAATGTCCTTACGAAGGTAACGTTTGTCGTTATCCTGTTTTACCTTGTTTATCTCATATAATGTCCGCAGAGCGGAGAAAACGTTCTCGTCCGAGGCGGCGGTAGTATCCTCTTTCTTTATGATATACACCCCGAAAGAACCGCTACCTTGGTTGACGTACGTGTTATCCTTATATTGGATATTCTCCAACTTACGCTCCAATTCCCCCAGCCGGGAGTAAGCAGCGCTCTCTCCTACCGTATAGGAAGGCGAATCATATGGGATATCAAGTTTTTTCTCGAAACCCAATACCCTAGATTCCCGCCCATTCTCAAAATAAGCCTTATTGATAAGCCTGACACGCTGTCCTACGGATAGATCAATCGCCTTTTCCGGGTTCAATATACCATTATTCTCATCGTAGCCGGAAGCGTAGTATGAGTTAAGGACGCATGTGTAAGTGGAAGGGTCCGACACGACCTTCGCCTTATACTCTATCGTCCTTCTCAGCAATTCCTCTTCCGCCTGCGGGATAAGGGTGTCACTTACGTATTGCGTGTCAAAATTGTATAGGATATATTTGTTCCCCGTCCCCGGTATAAGAGGGCTTTCCGGCAATGTCTGGCCATAGGAGTCATTACGGACTATCTCGAACACCTGAGCCTCCGGATCATCCTCCGGCAGTCCTTCCGGATTGAATCGCAAGGCGAAATCCATGCCTGACAACGGCCCCGTCTGGAATACGACACGAAGCTCTTTGCCGGGAAGCACGTATTCCTCGGAGAAGGACAATCCCGAGTCCTTGAACCGATAGACGGTGAATGTCTCCGATGTCCCGTCCTCGCTCTCCTCCGTGACCTCCTTCGGTATCACCTCGGTTATCGTACCTATCTTACGAGGGTATATATCGTCGAATATAACGACCGCCTCCACTATTTGATCCTCGGTCAATCCCTGTACCACGTCCACGTAGGGGGTTCCCTTAGGAAGCATGAGGCGTTTTTGCACCACCCCTTGCACCACCGTACCGGATTCCCCCTTGCGATAGCCGGAGGGGATATTTCTCGTTGAGCCGAAAGCGTACAGGCGTGTGGCGAACAGGTCTTGGCTTTGGCTCCTTGACATGGACGCTACCTGCCTACCTATCTCCAGATCTACGGGATCGCCACGCTCTATCCTGCCTATATATATCTTGTCACCCTCTACCCACCACTCGCACTCCCACGCCTCGGCAATCTTGGTAAGGGCATCCACGATATTCGTGCTGTCGTATTGCACGAGCTTGGCGACAGCGTCAACGGAGCTATCGACAACGGCTTGGTACTCCTTGCCGTTATACCTGAATCCCAGAGATCGCAAATTGGATACGACAATGCTTAGGTGGGCCTCCGGAGCACGTGTAAGGCTCCATGACGCTTCCTTGTTACCTTGCCTATCGTAAAATAGGATATGATTCTTACATCGGTAATAATGCGAGTCGAATCGCACGCTATAGTCGTATCCGCCTGTGGATGCGTTGAATGTCGGATATGTCTTGCCAGTTACGTAGAAAACGCTACCTTCATAATCGATATTGTCTCCGATCTCCAGTTGTACCGGATCGGACAAGGAGAACACGAGGTTCACATAGTCCTCTTTCATCAACTCAAACCGACGTACCGAACCCGTCCCTATCGATACCGACAACTTGACTCTACCAGATATGTCCTTAATCTCGATCATGAACTCAAAGTTCACGCATATAAGGGGGATGGCAAAAAATCAAGCGGACCTAAAAAAAACAATGGCGGGATTGTTGTAATTTTGTTGTAGGAGGAAATAAAAAAAGCCCCGAGCCACTGGTATGGTACGGAACTTTTTCTTTTATTTTCTTGATTTTAAATGTTTATTGATAGTTTAATCTATAACTTTCGCCTTCGCATTCATATTCCCATACATACAAAGGTTTATAAACCATCTTGAACATGAGGGCGGAACTCCAGTCATCTCCCCCCATTAATTTGCCACAATCTTTTTCTTCATAGACAATCTGATTTGAAAAAGAATCATATACATAGAACCGATTAATCGTAACATTTTTGTTTGAACCATTATGAAATTTAATATACATAGTCCCCGTGATAAAACCATTGTTGTAAAGTCCATTCAAACGTGTAGACGCAGTTATTTTTTCTTCAAGAGGTATTTCCAAAACGGTTATTATACATTCCGCTTTCACCGTCCCGTCCTTCGTAGACACAGTAACCGTGCATTCTCCCGGATTTGATGTATTTATTATTCGTTGCTCTTCGTTAGCAAAATAGGCAATACTTTTATCGGAAAATTCAAATTTCAATTCTGAGTTATCTGCGTTATATGGATATACAGAAACATCCAATGTAAACGATTCACCTTGATTTATAGTAATATTAGAAGGATTTAGTATTATACTTTCCACCGCTATCGTCTCCACCGTAATCTGGCACGCATACCGTTTCCCATTCACAGTCGTATAGACTTCTGCCTTCCCTTCTTTCAGTGCATTAATCCCTATTCGTCCGTTTGAAATGGACGTTATAGACACGACAGAATTGTCCGAAACATACCATTTAACTCCGGAGACATCCGCATAACTTGGCTGTATTGTATAATCAATGTAAGTGGTTTCGCCTTTTTTCAGACTTATGTTTTGTTCCTCAAAAGATATGTTAGATACCTGTGTTTGCCCCTCTTCATCTGGTTTATCATCGTCTTCTTTATCACCATCTTCGCCAATAATGGTAACCATTGCATTAGCCCATATGAGCCGGGAACTGTTATCTTTTATCCCGTGGTTGACTACTTCTACAATCACCGTTCCTGATTTAGTGGCCACAAATAATCCAGTACTGTCAATACGCCCACCGCCTGTTTTATTATCTTCAGTTACGACAGTCCAGACAAAATCATCCTGCGGATAGTTTGACGGGGACGTTATGGCTTCGAACTGATATGTGTCTCCAACCTCTAGTTTTAAAGTTTTAACGTTCAATCCTATGCTTTTCAACTCAATCACTTCCTTTTCATCTTCGTTAGTACAAGATGTAAAAAGAAAGAAAGGTAGCAGCGTCGCCAAAATTAAAAATAAAACGCTCATTTTTAATACATTTACATTATCATTTCAATCCAAATCACAACATTACAGCAACTTGCTTTTCCACGGTTTTTTTTATGAAAGCGTTAATAGAAACGCCTGCTTGCTTTGCCAGAACAGCCACTCTACTATGAAGTTCCGGTGATAAACGAACGTTCAATGAACCAGAATAGCTCTTATGCGGTTCAATCCCCTCTTCCTCGCAATACGCCAGATAATCATCTACAGCCTCGTGGAAAGCCGTTGTAAGTTTCCGCACGCTTTCCCCCTCAAAATTAACAAGACCATCAATGCCTTCTATCTTACCAAAGAAAACATTGTCCTTCTCGCTAAAAGATACAGACCCGATATAGCCTTTGTAAGTCAATGTATTCATATTTGTACTTGTCTATCTCTTTTTTCCGAACAACTCGGAATGACTACCAATTCTAAGCAAGTCGATTATTTCTCCGTCAATCCAAATAAGAAGAAAATCCCCTTCTATATGGCATTCCATACACCCTTTATACTCACCTTTCAACATGTGAGGTTTGTATTCTTGTGGAATCGGATGGTCATTTATAAGTAGATTTGCGATATATTCAAAAGCTGCGATTTTTTTGGGGAATTTCTGAATACGTTTGAAATCTTTCTTAAACTGGCTTGTTGGGTGTAATTTCTTTTTCACTTCATTAATTCCTCCATCAAGCTATCCACGCTGTCGAACGTTTCTTTATTCTTGGTCGTACGTGCTTCCCTTATAGCCGCTATCGTTTCCTCGTTTGGCTCGGAGTATACAGCGTCCATCAAGGTGCTCTCTACGAAATTATTCAGGCTCCTGTTCGCTTTCTTGGCTTGTTCCTGCAATATTTGCAACAAGTCCTCACGTAAACGGAACGAGGTTTGCTTTCTTATTACTGCTTCCATATTACTTAATGTATTATATTGTATCGCAAAGGTAATGTATTGTATGCAGAAAACAAACTTTCATGATTATTATTTAGAGATCATTGAAGATAACATCATTCCACCTTTATCTTCAATGGGTGACCGCAGTTAGGGCACTTATACCCACCATCGGTCTCTTTTTGTACTTCGGAGGGGGATGCGAAGAGTTCTGTTATTGGACAGCCTATTGCATCCATGATTCTTATTCAGCAGTTGCTTTGTAAACTTTCCCATCAATTTTAAAATAAACACCTTGTGGATAATATGGCTCATTTGTGAAAAAATCTATAAATGGTATATCCATTGTTCTTGCTACTTTATAAAGGAAATCATGTGTCGGATATTGCATTTTTTTATTAAACATATAAGCAGACATCCCTAATTTTTCAGCAACTGTATTAGGAGATATATGATGCTGTTTAAGGCATTCGTTAGTTCTTAGCTGAAAAAATCCATTTTGAATATGATTTTCCATAAAATCTAACTTCGTTGTACTTGTTGTTTTAAATGTGTTTAATGTCGGATTTATAAGATTTATATAGAATTGTTCTCGAACTCTTATGTCTCCTATTATAATTCTCTCAATTATGTATACGATAATAGATTGATTCCTGTTATATGCGTTTTGAACAGATTTTGCATTATATTCGCCTTTGGGAAGTGCGGTAATATAATTATTTACCCTGTTTTTTAAGTTCCAAGTTGAGCCTATATAATTATCATCTCCAATTTTTAGCATGTAAACAACTGGATGTACTTCTTCTGTGAACCATGTGAGTGTATTATTTTTATATACACAGCACTTTTCTAATAAATCGTAGTCGAACATAGTATCTAAATAAATTACAACTTTTCTGCTAACTTCTTAATATCTTCCTTGCTATTGATTACATGGGTGATGTTGCCTATTCGGACAGCTCCAATTACTTCTGCATCAGTTTGTCTTGTTGACGCAAACAAATCCCTAAACTCTACGTCAAGATATTTAGCAATCTCAATTAGTGTAGGTATAGAAACCCCCTTGCCGCCATTTATTATATTGCTAATATACTGAGGAGCCTTGCCCATTCTATCTGCAAGTTCTTTTGACGTCATATTCTTATCCGAAAGAATATCCTTTATCCTTAATTTGAAAATATCTGTATTTTCTGTCATAAATATTTTTTATGCAAATATAGTCTTATTATGTAGTTGTAAAGAAAATAGGTTTATTAAAGTATCTTAAATAATCGCATTTTCTTTATTTTTTATTGTTTAGTAAAGAAAATAGGTTTACATTTGCATCATCAAAATAAAACAACAGTACAATGGCAACACAGAAATACAACAAGAGTGAGATCATGAAGGAAGCGCATAAGATCTATAGAGAGTGCAAGATATACGGACGTACATTCGGCTCGTGCCTTAAACAAGCTTGGGGATCGGCGAAAGCGATGGTACAGCTTGCGGAAAAACGTGCGGCGTTTGCCAAGGAGCTTGCGCAAAGATCCCATGCAGTAAGACTTACTCATGTCGGTATGGCTAGCCTTTACGGTAACAGGGTTTATTCGGGTGATTGATAACTATACATTAATAATATAAGGAATATGGAAACGATAGAAGTATTGAAGAACGTACAAAGAATTGCGTTGGAGTGTATGATCGGAAGGAAACCGGTACATATAAATGTAGGCGTTATGCCGGAGACGGGTGGTTTATGCGTCACCGTACAGGACAGGTCTCACGATGTGGTCTACATGGAGATATTCAATGACTGGATGCCGGATCACAAGGAATGGAATAAAAAGACCTACGATAGATTCATGAGCGTAATTAGCGACATGACTTGCAGGCTTGCGGGATAACTCGAACGACGGGGAGAGGATCGGAAGTAGATGCCCCTCCGGTAATACGACCGGAGGGATTTTACAACAATAGCTCCATTGTGGTTTTTCGAGCCTTGAAAAAATAGGCCACGGATTTTGTCATATATAATTTTGTGATATGAAAATGATCGCTCACGTGACGGTAGCGAAAGAAGATATTTAAGGGCATTGATTCCAGTTGCAGACCGTCACAATAGGCAACTTCAATCTTTGCTCTTCGCTTTTTACCTTGTCAAGCGAGACTGGTAATAAGCAGGTAGGACGGCATACACCGGGGTTCAAGTCCCCGGCTACCACTTCGGTCAAAATAAAATCCTCAAAGGTAGTGCTTGACCGAGCTACCAATGAGGATAATATTAACTTTTATAACTGCACAAAGTTATGAATAATATTCGAATTTTCCAAAATGAGCAGTTCGGACAAGTAAGAATTGCGATGAATGAGAATGGAGAGCCGTTGTTTTGCTTGGCAGATGTAGCAAAGGCACTTGGTTATAGTAGACCAGCTGACGCTGTTTCACAGCATTGTAAGGGGGTCGCCATTTTACCGACCCCCACTGTAAACCAGTACGGAGCAACGGTTATGCAGGAAATGAAGTATGGCAAAGAAGGAGAAGTGTATCGTTTGACAATGAAATCAAAATTACCAGATGCCGAAAAATTTCAAGATTGGGTATGTGATGAAGTCTTACCTTCTATCCGGAAAACCGGAGGCTACATGATATCCAAACCGGAAGATACTCCAGAGGAACTTATGGCACGTGCTCTTCTAGTCGCTCAAGACGCATTGAGGAGACGTGAGGAGCGGATCGCCAACCTAGAGCAACAAACCGCCCTTCAAAGCGAGGAACTTCAAGCCGCTGCCCCAAAGGTCAATTACTACGAGAAGGTATTGCAAAGCACCAGCACGTATAACACCAACCAGATCGCCAAGGAGCTAGGAATGAGCGCCGTCACATTGAACCAAAAGCTGAGAGAGATGGGCGTACAATACAAGCAAGGTGGTCAATGGCTATTGACACACAAGTATCAAGACGAGGACTACACGAGAACAAGGACATATCCATACGTCCAGCGTGACGGAACGCCCGGAACGGCGATGCAAACCGTATGGACGGAAAGAGGACGGGAGTTCATCCACGGTCTTTTTGACCTAAAGAGTACCATCGTGTCCGGGGTGAAGGAATTGTCACGCATATATAACAACATGGACGAACTTGAGAGAAAGGAAGATGTATTCAGCGAGCCTTTATATACGGACATGTCTAAGATAGACGCAATGTACGAGGCTTTCCAATCCATTTATTGCAAGTCCAAAATGACCGTGAATGATCGCAAGAAGTTCCTGTTTGTGATAATCTTGTTGTATTGCCCCAAAAAGTTGGCGGGCAAGAAAATGAAAAGCGGATTACGTGATAAGATAGCGAACATCCTACACATGAGACAACATTCCACCCTTTCCAACAACGTGAAAGATCTTGTCAAGGAATATGACTCTGATCCTAATTTCAAGAAAGACGTAAGCAAGGCGTACAATTTCATCACTCAAAATATAACTCCGGATATAAACAATCATCTATTATCCAGATTAGGATGAATGACCCCAAAACCTTAACTATGATACCTGTGAACTATTAAATGATTGATTGAATATGAAAGACATAAACACGATACTAAACGAAATGCTTTTAACGTCCCAAAGGGACAAGAAGGCGATGGAGCGATTCAACCGGCAATCCTTGAAAATGGAGAGGCTTATCGACGAGCTGGAGAGGGCTTGCGGATTTAGCGGCACCAAGCCCAAGCCACATATGACCGTGTCGGTATACAACAACGGGAGGTCAAAGCCGGGAAGATTCGACCTCCGATCTTTAAATACGCATCTTTTAGCGCAATAGGACGAAGAGCCGTCTAGCCAATAAGGGCCGGACGGCTCTTCACTTATCCCCTTGACGTTGGGTCAGGTTCCTCGAACTTAACGGATAGCCTACTATTCAACCTGTTCCGATCCAAGGCGAAGCTTGATGATCTCTTATGGACAAGGGTAAATGTCATATCAAGATCCGGAACACGCAATACGACCTTGCCTTGTTGAAGGACAGCCACGAACGCCTTATAATTCAGCATATATTCCTTTTGCGTATCCCCGTGTATGTTGAACGTAAGGGTAAGATCCCGGCTAGCCACCTTGGGATTATTGAACACGACCCTCTTCCCGTTTTCCAACCGGCTCTCGTTCTCTATGAAATCCTTGTTTCCCGCTGGGGTTAGCAAGGTCTGGATAAAACCCTCTCCCATGGCGACACGATACGTGCCCCATGCGTCATTCCCGTTAATATATAGATCCCCTAACATAATATCCTTGCCGTTCCGTCGTTAATAATCTCCACCTCGCATCCCCCGATATTGACAAGCAATATCACGGAGTAGTTCCCGGCCTCTATCTTGGCCTTGCCCCCGTGCATCAAGATCACCTTATGCACCCTCGTGTTATCGTCATAACTCAAATACGCCACGGTATTACCTATCACACCTACGTTTGTTTTATTGTGAAGCTCAATTAGATCACGATCCACGTATATCCCGTAGGGAGCTATGTTTTTAGCCATGCCTCTAAATAAATTCAATGAAGGATAATTATTCTCCTCGCAAAACTCCCGCCCTTGCGGGGAAAAAAACAGCCAACATAGGCTCTTCCAGTCAGTGGCCTTGCCTGATTCACTGCAAGCCCCTATTTTTATAGCTTTCCTTGTTACATCTCTTACTTCCATATCAAACTATTTTAGTATATTAGCGTATTATTTAATTCAATTAATCATGGACACAATTTTAGTTTTTCAATTTGGTGATCAATCTGTCGAAAAAGAGTACAGCACGACTAGATTTATGGCATATACGAAAAATGGTGCCATTTTTCATTTTAAAAATCAAGAATATGTCTTGTCTTCAATAGACCATTTCTTTAATGAAAATGGTATACATGAAAAGACTGTACTTTCTTTCGATAAAAAGTGACAATATACAGAAGGATTGGTATATTTAAGGCGCCAATCCTTCTGTGTTCTTTTTAACTACAGCTATATCAGATTTTATATCTTTCAAATATTTTGCGCTAATAGCGGTATTATCATTGATCTGCTGTAACTCTATATAGATACTGGCGATCATCGTCCTAGTCTCATCCGCCACGTCATACAACGAGGCTATCTTTACAGATATCACGTCCATACTGGCCTTTATATACAAGAGGCTCAAGAATTGCTCGGAGCCTTGCAAGAACAACAGTATCTCCTCCCCTGTCATTTGCAGGGCGGTGAAACGGCCATTTAACTCATCGGCGCTATCTTGAGACATTTTCTCGAAACCCCCGGATGTAGCGGTCTGCTCATATTTATCATTTTTATCCTCTTGGAAATACTTGCTTGACGTATCGAAGACCTTCTGGGCCTCAGCGTCCATTTTTTCCTTCAACTTGTTCAACTCCGCTTCTTCCCAAGGCGAAACGATACCATCGGACATATAATCGGCCAGTTTCTTCATGAATTCCTCTACGGAAGGGGATAATTTCTTCTTCAAGAACTCAATGATAGCCGTCTTGATCAAATTTTGGACAATCTTAGTCGAAGCCTCTGCCGCATTAGTTCCTGTAGCCCACGCCTCCGAATACGCTTGGGCGAACTCGTCAATAGCGGACATGACATCGGTTCCTGTTATAGCCTCTACAGCTTTCTCCTTATTGTCCTCCAATTGAGCGTTGATATCCTCCAATTGCTTTTGCCAATCCTTGATCCGGTCATCGTCGGTCTTTTTCTTGTTCCTTTCCTCCTCGATCTGTTGTTGGATGATCACTTTTTGCTGCTCTAGCAATTTATTTTGCTGGTTTATGAGCTTAGAAGCGTCCGTAGAATAAGCCTTTTCTATGGAACGGCCTAGTTTCTCGTACGAGGCATCCAACACATCGATCTGGTCTTGTAATCTCTGTATACGTTTCTCGTTCTTTTTGTCATGGATCTTAGCGATAGAGGACGCTAGAGAGGTCACTACCCCAATAGCAGCACCAGCGGATGCCCCTATAGGGCCAAACATCGCACCCGCTTGCGCACCCTGCATAGCGGAATTTACAGCGTCCATTGCCATATTTAAACCTTCCGCTATGTCATTAAAAGCACCTCCGAACGAATCACCAAGTTTTCCAAAGGTATTAGACAAGAATTGAACAGAGGTCATAACTTCATTTACACCCTCATTAATGAGCTGTAATGATTCCGTCAGTTTTTTGGGGTCGTCACCAGCGGCAAAGAATCGCCTCACTCCTTCTGTCACCTTGTCAAAAGCGGGTCGCAACTCATCGACCTTCTCGTTGGTGCTCTCAACGCTTTTCCCTGCCCTATCCATTATTTCAGGCATATCAGACCAAAGATCGAATTGTTCCTGCGTTATGCCTAATCCCTTGCCTTTTGATTCATCCCATTCTCCGGACTTAAGAAACTCCAAGGCCTCTTTTCCCTTGGTGGATATCTCTATCAACTCCTTTAGAGTCTTGTCCTTCATGTCTCCAAAAAGAGCGATTATGGCATTGGCGGTATTGCCACTTTTTATCTCAAGGTCGGAAAGCTGCTTATCCCATTCCTTCCCGAGTATCAATTTCTCCCCCTCAGTCTCGGCAAACGCTATTTTTTGCCCGTATTCGGCGGCGAGTGCCATTTTTTTGTCTTGATAAGTGCCATATTCCTTAAGATAATCATTCATGGCTTTACGTTGAGCCTCGATCTGCTCGTTCTCTACTTCTTGCGTGGACCGCATACGGGTAGCCTGAGCCTGCGTAATGGCTGTTTTTATTTCAACCGTTTGTTCTTGCGTGAGTTTTCCCCCTTGAGCCTCACGCCACTCTTTCTCCCTCTTACGGATAGCTTCTATTTCACGATCGTAATCATATTCTATTTGGGCGATGCGCTTATCGGATCCTTCCTCCATCAAATCAATCCGAGATTGTTCATTACGACGTTGAAGTTCGAGCAGTTCGTTATTTATTCTTTCTTGAATCTTCTTTTGTTCCTTTGCTTGTCGTTCGTATTCTTTTTGGGCAGTCATATTCTGCTTATCATAAGAATCATATATCTTTAATTGCTTTGTAGCCTCTTGAATGTTAGCTTTAGCCTCTTTATACCTTTCTACTACCTCTTTGTCTATCCCTTCAAATTTACCCGTGTCAAGTAATTTTTTTTGATCTGCGGCAATAGAGTTAAGGAAAGATTCAGCCTGAGACTTCATTGTTTCATAATACTTCTTATTCTCAATTACAGCTTGATCTGCTTGCTCCTTATTAAAAAAAGGATTGAATTTCTTTTGAATATCAGATATTTGTTGATTTGAATCATACACAGATCTCACATAATCTTCCAAATTATCATAAAAATCACTAGGAAGTTTACTTGCTCCTACCTCTGATTGTATTTTAGCTGAAACACCTTGCCATGCCTTTTGCCAAGATTGTCCCGCTAATCGAAAGTCTTCCGTGAGACCTTCTACCGTATTCATTATCTCAATGGCAAAACTATCTCCTCCCAATTTTTCAGAGGCAATAGAACGCATCTCATTCAAAGCATTAGCTTGTTTGTCTATGGATTTTTCAAGCACATCATTTATAGCTTCAGTTTTCGCTTTTAATGCTGCATTTTCAATTAAAGCTTTGTTGACAATTTTATAAGCAGCTTCCAACTCTTTAAGAGAAGCTTGCTCCGAAAGCAGGTAAGGCAAATATTCTGCATATACTTTATTTATCTCTTGAATGGCTTTCGCTCGTCCTTGCGTGCCTTCTGTAGTTCGCTTGACTGTATCAAATAACAATTTGGCATCAGCTTGACCTTTCCCTACCAAGTTATTAAATTCTTTCAATGACTCATTCAACCTCTTTTGTGCCGTATCAGCCCCCAATAAATTCTTCGTCCATTCGATAATATCCTTCCCATAGACAGATAAAAGCGTTATCGCCGCAACCAAGGCCGTTTGCCAACTGAAAATAGATGTTATCAACTGCTTCCAGACAGGAGCCACTTTTGCCACGTCATTATTTCCTGCCGCTACAGCCGTCTTGAACGCCTTATACTCCGCAGCGGCTTTCTTCAGCTCATCGGCAAGCATCGGCAAGTTATTGGATATAGCCAAAAAGAATGTATTCCAGCCAACAGCAAGGGAAGGCAACTCCCTTGCGACCTGTTGAACCGACACGCTCAATCCGTTCCAACTACTGGCGTAATTGCCGACGTTCCGTTGATATCGTCCGGTAGCTTGCTCCGCCGAACTAATCTCCGTATTCAAGGCCTGTATCTGTTTTTGCAGGTTAGTCCCTACGGTCGCTTTCCTATCCGTAGCGGAAAGGCGGTCATACTCGGCATTAAGCAACGACAATTGCTTTCTCAACGCTACAAGGGAATCCGAGGCGGCTCCCTCGATCTTGATATTGTCCGAATATTCCTTTCTTAGCCTCTTCAGGGCCTCGTTCTCTAAAGCGTGCTGCCGGGTCTTCTCCTTCAGGTCGGTTAACATATTAGATCCCTTCTGGGAATTTTTATCCGCATCCGAGAGAGACAAGTAAGACTTATTGAGCTTTTTGATCTCGTCACTTAGGCCTTTAACCTTCAGTTGTTGCTCGACAAACACATCGGTAGCGTTATTCAATTCTTCTGTTATCTGACGAGCCCCATCAATAATACCATTAGAGACCTTAAGCTGCTCTATTACCCTTTGATAATTCTGCATCTGCTGCTCATAGTCCTTTAGTTTCCGTGTCGCCTCCTCGTATTTCCGGTTTAAATCGTCAAATCCCTTGGTATCTGTAGATACATCGAAATCCTTCAAGGCGGATTTCAACTCCTCCACCTCCTTTCGAAGATTTATAAGTTTCTGTAGATCGGCATCTACCTCGAAGTTTAGTTTAGCCATTAATCACCCTCCTTTCCCTTTCGGTTCAACAAATCACGCCCGGTTCTCTCCACGATCAAATCACCGGTAACGCTATGCAATATATCCTTCTGCATGATCAGAAGGTTTCGATATGGTATTTTATAAACCACGTCCTCATAAGACAATCCCAACGATTCCATGAACGTGGCCACTTGCCCTAGCATGGTCTCATTACCTGTCACTTTGGTGTCGCCGCCATTCTTGCCACGCTCTCGGCTAAGGCGGCACAGACGAAAAAATCCTCTGCGGATATGAATTTAACGACAGTCTCCAACGCCTCCCTTAGCTCATGAAGGGTCGCCCCCTCGATCTCCTCATATCTATCAGCGCTCCCCAAAACAAACACTGACAAACCCTTTAGTATATTTTCCAGTTCGTTCCTCACCTTTTCAAGATCCTCCTTGCCCGATGTTGTCTTATCAATAAGAGATAGGTATTGTATTCCTTTGCAAATCGTCGCTATTGTAGGAGGACTTACCTTATACGCCTTCCCCCCTAGGACCACGACCTTGAAATCCTCACCTAAGACAGCGTCAGCCACTAAACTAGCACCCTTGTTCATGTCACGTAAAAAATTAGAATTAAACAAAAACGGGGACGAACGGAAAATACCGCCGTCCCCGTGCCTATAAGACATATTACATTCAATCCTTCAAGGATTTTCCTTCCACGTCAAACCAATACTCTGAAGCTATTGTCGTGGATGATTTCAGCGGGGTGGCGGACATCGACAAACCAACGGCCCCATCCGTGGAAGCCCCACGACCCACAAGATTCGCCTTTGGGAAAATGATAGCCACGTCATCATTGGTAATAGCGACGATACATTTATATCGTTGCTCTCCGGCGTTGCCACGTTCCCATCCCTTATCCGTATCCAAGGGTTTACCGCCCATAAGCTCGGCCTTGGTAGCGAAGTCATATGCCCCGATCACCCAATTCAAGCTCTGTGATCCTGCCTCAAACGATGACCGATATGTCTGGCCGGTCAACTCATCCTTGTATTCTGTTAACGTACCGTCCTCCTCGGTATATTCATAAGTCCCTTGATGGACGATTTGAACATCCTTGAAAGCCGTAAATAACGTCTCCAAGCTCTCGTATGTGGGTGCAGCAACCAGAGGCTCCCCATAAAGTATCCTTTTTACGCCTATAGCAGAAATTGTTCTTCCCATATTACAATACTATTACATTTAAAACTTTAAATAATACTCTCACATTAACGTAGTGACATTTAAGATCCCTGTTAACCTCAATTCTAGTAGTGTCTACCTCGTAGGTATAAGGAGTGCCATCAAACACCGAGGTGTCCTTGAACACCTCCATGGACATACGTTCCAGCTTATTCATCCTGTCCAAATCAGGCGTTCCTTTCTCGTCCAGATCAGGGACGGCTATATTGACATGAACGAATCCCACCTTCCATGTAATTCCCGGCTCCGAGGAATTCGAGTGTACGGTAACCCTCTCCTCCTCAAGCTTACCTGTAGGCGTATCATCCTCCTTGTACACCCCGGTAACACCAAGTTCCAAGGCTTTCTTATATAAGATTGTCTGTATGTCCGTGCTTACTATCATTGTAACATAGCTATTACTTTAGCCTCGGCAGTATCTATCACGTTTAGCTTATGGATATCATTCACATAGCTAGCGTAATCCATTCCCGCTACGACAACCAATGTCACTCCCTTTGTATGCTTAGAAGCCAGATCCCTAGCGTAACTAAGCCCTTGCCTGCTCCCCTCGCTTCCATCCCCGGACTTTCCTTTAGCCCAGAACTGGACCGTCTTTTGGGATCTGGTCGTGAAAAAAACCTTCTCATAATTTTCTCCACGTCCATCTATCCTCTTAAACCCGCCTTCCTTTACGATCTTACCGTCCATTGATATGACATATCCCAATGAACTCCTCAAGTTTCCGGTAATATTGTTATATTTACCTTCTTGAACGGCGGTCTCATAAGCGGATTGCCCTAGTTGGGCTAGAAAGGCGAACACCTCACGATAGGCCTCCAAGATGAAATCATCCACATCGGACAAATCATAACTTAACTTTATTATTCCAGCCATATTTGCCCGTAATTTAGATAATCCGTGAGCATCGGGTTGATAACAACGCCACTACCGCGAATACTCCCATCTTGATTCAATACTCTCACGATATCCCCGGCATCAATCTTGATCTTATCTGTCACGACACGATATTTGTAATCAAAGGCTACGCCATTTACCGTATATACCCGATCGGCGCTCTTATCATAGCATTTACATCGTCCCAGTCTCTCCCATAACTCACCACCAGTCCCGGGAACAGGATTGCCATTGTCATCGTGATCATATTCCTTGACAACCTTTCGTTCTAATATGTGAGGAGCGTAATACATATCAATAATCCATATAAGATGAGACTACCCCAAGACCGGAAGACACATCCGGGCTAACACCATTCCGTTCGCACAGGAACAAATAATACCGCCGGAGGCCGTCCTTGTCCCAAGAGACAGAGAAGCCGCTCTCATTGACGCTATCAGGGCGCAATAGCAGCGACGGGATGATCTCTATCATCCCTGTCTCTACCTTGCCTATGGATTCACTAGACATCTCATCGTCCGGGGATAGCCCCGATTTGATGCTGAAATCCAGCATATCCGCCTCGGATAGATCTCCATAAGCCGAGAATTTCTGCCCTATGTAGTCTCTTATCGTCATGCCTCCACCGTCAATGAGTAAATGCCATTAATCTCGGTAAGGACCGGCAAGGATAGCGATTGAGCCTTGGTAAACTCTACGCCATTGGAATTGTCCGTCTCGCCCTTGCCCCATTGAGAGATACGAATCCGGCCATAATTAGAGTAAGTAACGCCCGGTTCCTGTCTCAACTCATTATCGGCGTAAGCGTTCTTGATGACACCTAATTTACCTGCCGGGACAAAGACGATATTCTTGTCGTTCCAAGGCTTGTACTCGGATAGCTTGCCGTTGTCTTGGATACGGGTGATACGTCTCACTGTCTCTATGACAGGAAGGTCATTAGAGCGTAGGAACTCATTCAAACCGGACATCAAAAGAGGAGTGCCGGATTTGTCGGTCCCAAAAATGACCTGTTTCATCTTCCTGCTCTTAAGCAAATAAGACAATCTGGCCGGAGACATCAATATCTTATCAAACGTTACCTTGTCTTGGGCCGCATCCACGACACCTTGGATATCCTCGAAAGGATCGACGTTGTTCTTATTGGTATCCGTCCAGTCAAGGGTAACGCTAGCGATATTCTCGGGCGGCATCTTGTAATCAATAATACCACGTACCCCTCCTTCAGGGTTATTATTGGCATTAAAGGTAAATACCCCCTTGTTGGACAAGGCACCCAAGAAAATAATATCTAGCTTAGATTGCACGGATTTGACAACGGTAGACACGTTATTCCACATCAGATTAATGAGCTGCTGTGTCTTCTGGTCATCCGTCAACATCCTAGAGTCTAGGATCTGCAAGACCTTGCGATACTCCTCGATCGGCATTGAGTAACTCATCTGGTGGGTAAGGACCTTTTGCTTCAAGGTCTCAAGCCCCTCCGTACCCAAGATCGGTTCCTTTCCCTTGGAATCAAGGGTAGCCGCCGCAACGCTCAAGTTATATTGCCCGATCAGCTCCTCAAAATTAAGGCCGATAGTCGGGACATCCCAATCAAGATAACGCTCGTAGATATTCTGGTCAAACAAGCGCTTGCGAAGCTCCGTGGCAGCGTCAATACGAATCTGAACCTCTTTTGTCAGTTCGCCAAAAATAGAACTATAAACATCCATCGTTCACCTCCTTACTGTCTAATATACTTAATAGTGGGATTATTCTTCATGCTGAATCCCGTCAACCATGAGGAAGGGACTGGATAAGCCACATCCTTAAGGATAAGGACCTCATATCCCGCCGATACCGTCTGGAAAGACATATTCTTCGTATAGACAAACGTTGTCTCAACCACAGCGTCAGGCTCATCCGTTCCCACGGCAAGAATCGCCCCTTCTGTAGCAGACTCTACAGCGGCATCCAATGTAACCACGTCATAATCAGAGTTGCTTGAATCTACGGAACTCACGTTCTGCCCACCAATAGAATCTCCCTTGGCGACAAAGCTATCTTTCCCTATACGTGGCTTAGTGGTCGTTCCTCCGGCTAATACCTTAACGGCCTTACAGATCTTGCACTCCATGCGATCAAAGTCCAGCTTGATAGGAGTGCCTTTTCGCACGATTGTCCCTTCCGCCAACTCAGTGGTTAATTTGAAATCTCCGGGAAGGGGAGAGCATTCCCCGCGCCAAAAGACGGGGAACGATCCTTTAATCTTTGTTTTGTTAAATTCGATACCCATAATCTTTTACTTTAATTAGCGTCCGGCAATGATTTGGCCCAATCCTTAGCGAGCTCCTTGCTCTTTTCCTTGGACGTAGAGACAGAGAACGCCGAACCTTTTTCCTCTAATCCCTTTGCGACCTCATTTTGTCTCACCTTGGACAGATAAGTATCAATCGCATTATCGTCCATATCGTCCGTTATAGCGAAGCCCTCCTCTATCCGTTCCTTTGAGATCTTAAGGCTCTTGGCCTTGTCAAGGATCAGATTGTGTCTTTCAGCACGTGCTTTCTCCTCCTTAGCTTTATCATTCTCGGAGGTCAAGAGCCGGATTTTCTCGTCCTGCTCCTCACGATACTTCTTGAACCAATCCGGCTCCTCGTTTTTATCTGGTTGCTGTTGCTGGCCGCCCCCCTTGCCTCTCAACTCCTCTAATTCCTTCTTGTAATTTGCGCATTCGGTTCGCACCTTATCCAAGGAACTCTGGTAAGATTTCAACATTGATTCTTGCCCTGCTACCGCAGTTTCAAGATTATCGTCCGTAATCAGGCCAGTGGACCCCAATGATTCTGCCACGGACCTCAAAACATCCTCCGTTAACCCAAGATTTGAGTACTTCTGTTTTAACTGCTGGAAAATCTTCTCTTTCATGCTATCACTTTTATTTTTCGCATAAAAGTATTGATACATAAGCTTGTAATAAAATAAAAACAGGCTATATACATGACAATAGACCGATTGTCACAAAAACAATAATATTAAACCATTCGTGCCTATTGCTTGATAGGCTGCGCATGCGCCGGTACATCCTTTAAATCGAACGGTCCGGGTGTCATAGCTTGTATGCAGAGATACAATACGCCATCCTGCGTGTAGTACTTGTTGAATTCAAGCGCCATATTTTGTGTATATGGAATAGGATCTTCCATAGTGCCGGCGTGTCCTTCCGCGTCTACTCTTTTCCACAGGCTTAGGGTCGCCGTACACGGCTTCCAGTTATCTTGCGTGATATGGTCTTTGATACATTCCCACAGGATGTCCTCGACCCGGTATCGCTCACCGGCTTTGACATTTATCCCGGTCTTCCCATTCCGGGTATCGATCCTTGACCTGTAAGGCTTCCGACGGGGTAAGGTTATACGTGTTTATCTCCTCGGTAGCCTCCTTGTCCAGTTCGTCCAATGCCAACAACCTGCTGAGTTGCCTATTGATTACGGGCTGCTCTTCTTCCGGATAAGTCCATTCGTCGCTATTCAATAGCTCTATGAAAGACGGGTCGTCGAAATTATAGCGATGGAAGTCCTCCTCGGCAAAGGGAGATAGATACTCCTCATGCAAGACTACCTTGCTTTGATCCACACTCGTTCTCATTTCGGGCAATATCTCGATTCCGTGAGATTTAGCCCATAATAAATCCACTATAGCGTACCTCATATCATTTTGCTTTTAATGTTTGTAAATAATCATATGCTTTGATACAGTCGTCTTTGGATAGGATATGGTTGTAAATGGCTAAATTCTTTAAGGCGATTTTAGTAAAGTAGTTTCCATTACTACCAATCATTAAGTGTTTATTACTACTTGCAATAGGTTGTTCTTCACTAACTAGCATTTCAGACCAATCATCAGAATATACACGTCCATCTGAACAAATAGCCTTTAAAGATTTAGTATTTAAAACTTGTCCTTTACTTGTGTTATTTATGTATATTATCAATCCATTATCTCTGTTAAACACAAATAAAGAAGAAGGTTTTATGATACCCGCAGACTCCACCCCGTCAGCCACCAGCTTCCACTCACCAACAATCGTAAAGTCCTTGCCAATTTCAAAATATGACGAAGTTACCTTATCATCCACCCCATCAGTAACCAGATAACCTTCGTATTCGGGGATTTGCTCGATGGTGATGTCACAGGATTCTTGTATTTTATTTAATATAAACCCATACCAATCCCCATTTGCTTTAAATAAAAAAGACGGTAATGTATAAATTCCATCTTCTGATATTTTGTACATCTGTACTCCTTCAGGAGTTGCTTGTCTATATGATAGAGTTTGACCATCTTTCAGTCCATAAACTTTTATCTTATAAGAAGAAACTGTAAAAGATGGTTGTTCATCACGGGATTGATAATATAACTGTGTAACCGCAATCTTAACTGAAGTCACATTTACAGAATAACTCATCCAAGTTATATCTGCCCTATCAGTAGGTTTAATCCATCTATCATCATTATAATTCTCACCATACAATCCATACCCACTCCCTTCTGCAAACCCAAAATTGGTCAGCTTAAGATCATTACCATTGCCTGTAACATTGGCGATAATATCACGATTACTATCCTCGTTGGTCTTGCCGGTCACTGTCCATGCTTGGTCGGGGAAGAGCCAAGGGCGCTGGGAATCATCGCCGGAACCGCCACGCCCTCCAATCCCCAGCTTTATCCCTCGCAAGTCTATGCCCGAGAGATCGATCTTGGATAAGTTGATGTCGCTTAGAGCTATCATTGCAGTACAGATATTTTAGAGATTTCCATTGTCGACACGATCCTTACTATCTGTCCAGATTTACCTACTACCCCATTCTCATACAGCTTGACATTTCGAGCTAGATAAGCTGCAACTACCCAATTATCACCAGTAATACTTCTCTCTAAGACAATATTACCATTATCTTTAAGTTCTACATGTAGAACTATATCGCTTGATTCGAGCGATATAGAATCCGATATATACTTATCTCCTTCCTTTCGGGACATTACATCCTTTACCATAATATTTAAAATTCAATTTTGTGAATAAATATGCCTTTATATACCATTTAACAGTATTTTTTATTTAAATAATTCCGTAAGACCTTTAATTTCGATTGGAATCATCCGGGCTTTTGGAATTTTCAATCTTCTCTTTTCTATTATCTTGCGTCTTTTCCCGCTTCTCCTCTAATATCCGTCGAATCTCCTCCTCCGGCTTATCAGTCAAGGACAGCATATCTACCGCCGTTTGAAGGGACACCAATCCTGACTCATAGAGTTTCGCTATCATATCTATTCTCTTATCCTTATCCTCGGCGAAAGGCTCGGAGAACTCATGTTGCAGGTCGAGCCTGCTTAACTCCTCTCTCATGCCGATATGAGTGACGTTCATCATGATAGCCAATATAAGATTCTTCTCACGGTCTATTAATATATCATATATCTCTTTCAAGTTATCCCTTTTCATGTATCCAAGGGCCAAGGCCCTTTTCAATGCCTCCCCGGATAATGTCCCAAGCCCCTTCATGTTCTCATAACTGAAATCCGGGGTGAACGTATCGAATAGTATGCTTGATGACAGGTCTTTTTTCTCCGCCTCTTTCATCGTGGAATAATCGGGCGGAACTAGGTACTCGGCAGCGCTTTTGTCCTTATCGGACATGGTAATAACCTCCCCTACCATATTAGATCCTCCCCCTACTATGCTCTGAATGACATCAGCGGTTAATTTCAATTTTGGATCGGAGAAATAATTATTGGAATCCGCCGCCTTGCTATCAACCGCTTCCTCTCTGTCTATACGCTTTTGCACCCCATACCATGCCTTGTTTTGACGATAGTAGATAACATTTATTTTACCCGAAGGATTAGGCAATGGCGTAACATCCCATCCGATATCCGCTCTCTTGCATCTATAGATGTATTCCGGGGTCTCTATATCAAAATGCTCTACGGACTTATCGCCCTCAAGTAGCGTATATCCATAACCAAAAGCTATCATGTTATCCCATTGATCAAATAAAGGCCGCAATGTATATCCTTTTGACTTGGATATAACCTTAACCTTTACTTGGGGCATGCCATTTTCCCTGTATATATGATAAACCTTAGCGCTCTCCGTCTCCGCACCGGCCAAACGCTTGGCTTCCCGGATTGTCGTGTTGAATCGAGTATCACGGAGAAAATCACCGAATGCCCTGAAAGCCTTATCCGTATCATCCGATACAGCTTTCCACAAGATAGGCTGCCCGAGGAGAAAAAACAACTCGACCTCATTTATATACGCTTGCCTTCCTCTTGGCAATTTCTCCGTAATATACGGTTCTTGATTTTTCCTGTGCTTATTAGGACGTTTATTAACCTCATGGGATTCCGGGTTATACTCCAAGATCGCTTGGGAAACATCCCTGTCCCGGCATTGCATCATTGACATGGCCCGGCTTATATCCCTATCCTTGATAAGGCTGACAAAGTCCCTCTCCACTCCAAACGAGTTCAATATCTTGTTTTGGAAGACCTGAAATATAGCGTCTATGTAATTCATGTTAAAATCCTAACTCCTCCTTCGAGTACAGTCTTGTTGTTAATACTTTTCCTAGAAGCTTGCCTATCGTCCAATAACGTGCCCCATCGATAAGATGGTTATACCCGTCAATAGGCTCATTGATAAATTTACCGTCCTTGTTTTGGGCGTATACATAGTTCCTAAGCTCTTTTATCAAGTTTAAAGATCTCTTGGTGACACAAATCTTATACTCCATCATCTTGATAATACCTCCCATAACAGATCCCTTGTACTTGTCCGCAGGGTATATGATTATCCCCGCATTTGATATTTCTTGTATAAGCCTTGGATCGGCGCTGTCAGCGTAAACCACCAAGCCAAGGTCTTTCAATACCTTAATAATCTCCTTGGTTAACATATGGGTACGGTAACATTTCTCGTCAAGATATAACCTATCATCAACCAATCCGCATCTAACTATAGCGGTAGGGTCATAGCTATATCCAAAGTCAAGCCCTAACGCCACATGCTTGGCATAGGACGGGAACTCGTCCACGATCTCGAAATCAGGGAACACCAACCCTTCGGCCATCGCCCGCTGCCCTAACCCATAAACCGCCCAAAGCACCTTATTCTTATTCTTCAATGACTCTATCTCATCGATGATTGTTTGCTCTAAAAAAGGATTGTCCTTATAAGTGGATATAAAATGATACGTCCTAGGGTCATTGTTCAGATCGCAAATCCAGTGCTCGTCACTGAACGACGGGTTATAATCAATGACAGAGAAAAGAGTGGTACGCATCACCAGTTGCTGCCACTCAAGATAAGATATCTCATTTCCCTCGTTACAATAAAGTATATCACGTTTCCTTCCTCTTATCTTCTGCTCATCATCCGTGGAAAAGAACTCCACGAATGATCCATTTGGGAACGAGTAAACCATCTCCGACTTGTTCATGCACCTATTATCCCATATACGGAACTTATCGATCATGATTTCCTTGAAATCCCGGAAGACAGATCCCTTCAGCGCCGGTAATGTCTTCCTCACGATAGATAGAGACAGCTTAGGGTTATGAAGGATATACGCTATAAGGAATATCAATATGTTATAAGTCTTACTGCTCCTTGAAGATCCTTGGGCAGATATGATCTTATAACCGCTATCCAAAGCGCCTTGTACCTCCGTATATATCCTAGTCGTCTGTATCACCATTGATAACGTCCTCCCTCTTGTCAATAACCTGAATAGTTATGGATTTATCCTCGCCATCTATATTGACCTCCGATTTGACAGGCGCATCCCATCCCATCATCTTCGAAAGGCGATCCAAAGCGTCTATCTTGGAATACATCTTTACCTCAAAGCCCTTATCCGTACTTTTGACCGATTGGATAGCTAATTGGAAAGACAAAGGCAGTTTAGACAAATCTTTTATCAAGAAGATCACATAGTTCTTCCCCCTCTTGATTTGCAACATATCCACGACATTGGCCCGTGCTATATTCTTAAGGATATCAATAGCCTCGTCTTTGGTTATATCCGATCTTCTTTGTAAATCAGCTTGCAACTCTTTTACCCTTACCGCTATCTTACCGTTGGCTAGAAGCTCGCAAGCCCTTATATTAATAGTCTCGGGTCTCATATTCTCGCAAGAATAAGCACGCCTATACGCCTCGGAAGCATTGCCTGATTCCAAGTAATAATTACAGAACTTCTCTTGCTTGATTGTCAATTTCATATCTTTGCCTTGAATAAAGATCAAGACCAAAGTTATGTCATCGATATTTATGGTCATAAATAAAGAAAGGGCGATTCGTGACAACAGGTAGAATGTCACGAATTACCCCTAAAAAACCACAAAATTTATTTGGTCTTACCCAGCCGAACCGATATCTCAGAGAAAATACGCTCTATATCTTGCCTAAAGTACTTATACAATTGATAAGAAAAAACTATGCCATTGATATTGTTGGAAACGACTGTCTTCTCCTTAATCCCTAGCACGTTCCCTAGTTTTTCCCTCAACCCAGCCTTCATCTTACCGCCAGCCAAGGTCATAGGAGAATAAAGATATAATATTATGAATATGAATTTTTTCCTTTGCGGTACATTCCCTTTAGGGATTGGCTTTCCTCCGAGGGCTATCTCCTTGAACCACTCATATAGGGTATCGATCATACCCAAGTCGGTTAACACAGGTTTAGCGATCTCCGATTCACGCTCAGAGAGTCTGTACTTTTGCTCACGAATGGATTTGAGCTCAAAAATATTTGAAAACATATTTTCGTAACTTTAAGTTACGCACCTGTCCCGCAAATATAATGAATAATATACATGACGGCTACACTGTATCCATAAAATATGTTATTAGGCATAATTGGGAGTTGATAAGGAAAAACGTTATATTTGTCTCGATGAGAATTAAGACATCAAAAATCCTATAAAAAACGCCTTTTACGTGTATTTTTACGTGTAGTAACAAAAACAGCCTTGACAATCAATAGATTACCAAGGCTATTGTGGAGATGGAGAGA